GGGCAGGCTTCTTCCTTTGTTTAGTCTTGGTCCTTCTTTGGGTTGAAGTGTCCAGCTGGAAAGGCGAGGACCGACGGGCAATGGACCAGTGGGCCGCCTCGGTTCGGGCCTATCAAGTCTGGGACATGCGAACAGGCTGGACGTTGGGACGGTTTGATGCGGGCACGGGATTCGGCCATTCCTTGCGTTGCATCCTGTGGGAAGCGGCACTAGGGGCCCGCCGTCGCATGGGTTTGGAAGGGCCGAAGGGCGAGGTCCTACATTCTTTCAAGGAAAAGGAAGGTTCGGAATGACTATTGAAGACAGGGCCCGCGCCATTGGGCAGGTTGAGCTTTTCGCAGTGGTCCAGGCTCCGGGGCCTAGTTCGCTTCTAGTTCCTCGGGATTGCGGCCCGGACCTACGCCAGTTGGAAAGGATCGTCGGCGAGGCGGCACTCTTAAGGCTGGCTAGTGGGCGTCAAAAGGTCGGCGTGTGTGCGTGTGGGGGTCGGTGTCGAACCTGTCCACGGAAAGGTGGTGGGGAAAATCATGTGTGATGACCGAAACGAGGCTGCGGCCATTCCTCCGGGGGAACCCACGGAAAAAGAGGGCGCTATAGCCATCGAGATCGAGCGGTGCCAGGCGATCCTTGACAGGCATAACTCCGTGATTGGAAGCGGTGCGAGGGATCTAGAAAATCATGTGCGGCGTTCGTGGGATCGTTCCGAGGGCCTCCGGGAGTTATTTGGGGGGTGGCGTTGGGTCTGGACGGGGGAGGTAGACGGGGGCCTTAGCGAGGGTGTGGTTCGGTCACTATGGGAACAGTCGGTCCGGGAGGTGGAAACGTATAACGGTGGTTCCTGGTTCAACCTGGCCAGTGAAACGGAGACACGAAGGTTTTTACATGTTGGGCCTAATACCTCTGCCTTCCGTTTTTCTGATGCCAGGGCGGCGGGCCCGGTTCTTTGGGGGGAATCCTCTGCGGTCGGAAGTCTATCGCTTCAGCCTCCTTCGCTTATGGCGGAGTTGGAGGACTATCGGGGCCGCGTAGATTCGTGGTTTGAGGCCGCGGAAAGGGAAGTTAAAGTCCTGGACCCTTGTGCCACGGTTAGACTCAAGGGCACGGGTGAAAGACCTACGCGGGTCCTAGGTCGGGCATTGGAAAAGGTCGTCAAGGCGGCGGGCTCTCCTGTCGAGGGTGCCAAACTTCAAGATGCGGGACGGCGTTTCAGTGAAAAGCTAGGCCAGGCTTGGCTATCGGGTCGGCGCCCTTGGCGGGTCCTTTTCAGTGTGGCGCCATCGACCTTTCTCCGCCTCGGAAACGTCGGCGAAAGGGATAGTTGCTATCAATTCGGGGGCGCATATCAAAGGTCGAAAACTGCGCTCCCCTCCATGCCCGGCGGGGTCTGCGCGTTCGTGTATCCGGAGGCGGAAGGGGACCAGGGCGTCACAAGAGGGGCCGTTCCTCCGTCGGGGAAGATTGGGGGGCGTGCGGTTGGTTTCATGTCCTATAATCCTGATGTTCCGGGCGCCACATTTTCGAACCATTATTTGATACAAAGGGAAACCCAACGCGAGGTAATTGGGGCGGCCCTGGTTAAGCTCTTTGGCGGCCCTGGCGTCCTTCACCCTGACGAAGATCTCTTTGGAGATTGGGCCAATCCTCGGGATGGCACCAGCCTTTATTCCAATGGGGATGGGTGGTCCTGGACGGGCCCCGGTGTGGTGACGGGCCCCGGTGTGAAGGGTGTTTTGGATTTGAGGTGCGCCCTCAGGGATCAACGGGGAACTTGCGATTGCTATGCTGTGGCGGTTCCGGGCGATGATACCCGGCGCGAGTGCTATTCTTGCGGGGATCGGGTCGAGGATGGTTTTTGGTGTATTGATTGCGACCAGTGGACGTGCCGTTCTTGTGGGTTCCGTGACAGTGAGAGCGGGGTGTCAGCTTGCCTACACTGTCGGACGCCTGCCGAGTGTATTTGTGGGCGCGAGGGATCGGAAGAAAGTCTCACCAGGTGCGTCGACTGTGATGATTTCCTTTGTTCCAATTGTCGAGAGTGGGACGAAAACGAGGTCGTCTGCTCGTCGTGTAACGATTGCCGAATTGAGGAAAAGGAAACACTGGAAGGGCTCGCGGCGGAAGCGGCGGCCGTGGGGGTCTTGGTGGCGGCCATAGAATCAAACATTGAAGCGGAAGGGGTAGCGACATGAAACGGAAAGATGCATTAAAATGGTGGCACGAGATCCCATCGGAAAAAGTTCTCGGGGTCTTCGCTGGATTGCCCGGCGCCCGTCGTTCGAAAACCTGGGTTTACGTCGAGGGTGAACGGGCCCCGGATTCCAGGCTTCTCCTCGTGGCGCATTCGGACACGGTTCAACCCGAGCCGCCGCCCGGCCTCCGCTGGGAAGGAAACGTCCTAACGGGGAACCAGGGGACCGGGTCGGACGATAGGGCGGGTTGCGCCATCCTTTGGGAGCTTCAAGGGTCCGGCCATTCTCTTCTCATCTGTGACTTGGAAGAATCCGGCGGGATTGGTGCCTCTGATGCCTTGCGGGAATTGGGGAAGGAAGTCTTGGGGAAGCATTGTTTCGCTTTGGAGTTCGATAGGCGGGGGGATGGAGAGCTCGTGACCTATCCGGGAACGTCTTCGGAAGCGTTTGGCGCATATCTCAAGGAAACTTTTCCCGGCTGGACGGTGGGCACGGGGTCTTATACGGACATCTGTGACCTATGCCCCGGTGTCGGGATCTGCGGGGCCAATATCGGGGTGGGGTATCTCTTCCAGCACACTTCCTCGGAGATCTTGATCCTCGACGCATGGGAAAGAACCCTGGAAACGGTGGGCGCCATTCTCGGGAGATCCACATTTCCGAGGCACGAACCGGAGGCCCGGACAGCCTGGAAGTCGGGCCAATGGAGGGCGGGTGTCCATGGTTACGGGGAATGGTGGGACCGTCCAGGGTATTCCCACGGTTCCAAGCGCTCCGGGGGTAGGTCCCAATCGGACGAAAGATTCTTATGGGGTGAAACTTCAGTGTTCCCGGATAGGTCACTGGAAGAGGCGGGGACCGATATTATCCGGGCCCCGTCGGACGATTTGCCCGTTGTGGGTAGCAACGGGAAAGCGGTTTATTCTATCCGACGGGAAGATGTGCCCGCGTGGGTCGTGGGGGACGACGGGACAATAGAGGAAAGGCTCCTTCTCTTGTACTGGGAACGGGTCGGAACGGACCCCGAAGATGTGGACGTCTACGGGGACGATTGGGAAGCCGAGGACGATTTAGGGGGCGATCCTGATTTTTGGGGTGATGTAGCCACATGGAAACGGGAAAGCGGGGCGGACGATTTACCGAAAACCTGAGTTTTCCCTCCGTTCGGATACCCTCCGGCCCTTCCTGGGTCGGGGGGTTTTCCCCCTCTGGTAGCTAATTTAAGGCCCGCCTAGGTCCGCCATGGGCCTCGGGTCCCGCTTGGGGCCTCGGGGCCTCCTGTGGGCCTCCTGGTGGCCTTCTCCGTGGTGTTCGGTTCGTCCACCGTGGGGCGTCCAGGTGGGCCCGTGGGCCCCGTGGGTCCGTGATGGGTCCATGTGGGCCCGTCCAGGCCTCCGGGGCCTCTAAGGGGCATTCTGAGCATGTTTGCGTGCGGTGTGCGTGCGGTGTGCGTTCGGGGTTCGCCTGATCGTTCGTCGTGGTCCGAGTTTGGTCCGAGTTTGGTCCGAGTTTGGTCCGTCCATGGTGCCGAGTTTGGTCCGAGTTTGGTCCGAGTTTGGTCCGTCCATGGTGCCGAGTTTGGTCCGATTGGGGCCTCGTGTGGGGAACCTGCGGGCCAGCTATGGGCCCTGGTCCGGGCCCTAGGGGCGGATGGGCAAGGCCCGTGCCAAATAGGTTGTCCGCAAGATTTCGCCGTTTCGGGTCCGTTTTCTAGGCTCCGAATGTAAAAGAATTGTAAACGGATTTCCGGGCGTCCGTGTCCACTAATGGGGACACGCGAGGCGTCCACACTACACTCATAAACGGATGTTTTTGCCTATCGCAAAATGCGAATCCATAATTTGTGTTGCACTCACGCAACGTCCACTTTTGGGGACGGAGGCCATGTTGCGTCCACGCCACATGTTGCGCCAGCGCCACACTGTGTTGCGTCCACGCCACACCTGTTGCGTCGGCGCAACACCCCGGCTCCAGCCTCCTCCGGCCCCTCTCCGGCTCCCGTTTGGGCTAGTACGAGCGACCCTTCACAATAGTACGGGCGATCCTTCCGGCCCCGAAGCGTCAAGGCTTCTCGGCCCTCCCGAAAACCTGGACTCAACCACTCGCTTCCCTCTTGGCTAGTACGGCCATTCCTTCCCTATCTCTAGTAATAGTAAGGGCTTACGGTTCCAGCGTGTTATAGTGTTGACGCCCCACTCTAATTCTGTTATCCTTCTAACGTGGCGAAAGAATCAAGCGGAGTCAACTTCCAAGATGAGAGTGTCCAACGTGAGACTGTACCACCTCGATGAAACGGCAACAGTAGTGGACCTGGGAAGGGTAGAGATTCTATTCTTCCACGGGGTTCCCGTGCTGGCCGTAAACCACAAAACGAAAGAGGTGCAGTCAGTAGACCCAAAGAAGGACGGGTCACTTGGGGTTCTGATCGAGGGAGTGCTGGCCCCGAACGACGCCATGGCGAGAAAGGTCGCAACACGCGATTCATTGGAAAAATTCATAGTCCTTGGCATGGCGGAACCCTACCCCCATGACAGGTACGCCAGGGACGCACGGACCCCGGAAGGGGCAAAAGGAGAAGAGTAAAATGAGAGTGAAGCAAACGAAGTACGGGACAGTGGTTCAGCTATCGGCCAGGGACACCCAAAGGTGGGCTTCGAGGTGGCCGTGTTCTACACTGGGGGGCAAGCGGGTATCCGCTCAGTATGACGAGAAGGGCGACCTGGTGGACCTAATGGTGGACGGCAGGGCCAACGCCGCCACCTTGGACCACATCGACGGCGCGGAGTTAGACGCCATCATGGATGATTTGGCGCCCGAAGCCAGGAAGGGGGTGGCGGCCTAATGTTCGAAAATATTTTCTCTATGGTGGGCAATTACGAAGATCGGAAGGTCGGGCGGTTCGACGACGAAGCCACCGGCCTAGTGGTCAGCACCGCCAGGGTATCGGACTCTGACCGCCCCTATGAAACGGCTATTGGACATCCGGGCTACAATGACGGGAAGTATGTGATTGTTGAAATGTACGACACTCACGAAGAGGCCGAAGCGGGACACGCGCGTTGGGTGGGCGCCATGACCGGAGGCGACCTACCGAAGAGTCTACGGGACGTCAGTGAGGCTGAGATCGCTAAACTGGTTGACGCCGCCTCCCCCGAGGACGGTTGGCGTGAATTCCCCCTAACGGAGGGGGGGGATGCGTAAATGGCTAACAAGCTGATGTTACACGCCGGAGCGCACCACGCCACGCTGGAAGAGGTCCTGGACGTCACGACGCCCGAACCTACCGACACGCACTTTCCCATTCCCCACAATACCCTCATCGACTCCGTAGTTGGCAACCTGGAGGGTATCGGATTGACAGTGAAGGACGCGGATTATGGGCTCTGGGGTGACGACGGAGAAATGATGTTCGCCGTCATGAGTCTTCAGAATGGCAATTCCGGGATGGCTCAGGACGACTACGAAACGATTCTCGGACTCCGTAACGCCCACAACAAGCGGTTCTCTGCTGGCCTGGCCTGCGGTAGTAGGGTGTTCGTTTGCGACAACCTGGCCATGAGTGGGGACGTCGTGGTTTTCAGGAAGCACACGAAGTTCATCATGCGGGACCTGGACCGGCTCTTGTTCGAGGCGCTGGGCCGACTACATGAGGCCAAGATTGCGCAGGATCTGAGGATCGCGAACTACAAAGCCACCCCATTGACCGATTCGGCGGCCCACGACGTTTTAATCCGCTCTGTGGACGCTCAGGTGATGGCTAACGCCACTATCGCTAAGGTCCTGAAGGAATGGAGAGAGCCCACGTTCGAGGATTTCGATCCCCGGACGGCCTGGAGCTTGTTCAATTCCTTCACTCAGGTACTCAAGGAAGGCAACCCGCTGGACCTGACCCGGAAGACCACCAGGCTTCACGGCCTACTGGATCTCGTAGTGGAGGCCACGGAGAACCGGGGCCTAGTAGACGACCTGGTAAATGGGCGTGCGATTCTACCAGCCGTTGAGGTGGACCACGGGGTGAGTGGGTTGATCGGCACGGGGGAGGTACAAGATGCCTAAGATTACAGCCAAGCTGTACCGCTGTACCGAGTGCGGGCACGTAACGGTGCAAAGTACCAACCACCACGGCCCAACATGGTCCTGGGGGCGGGTCAACACTTGCCCGGAGTGCCCACCGTTCAAGAAATACCCGGAGTTCGGGGGCGCGACAACCTGGGAGTGCGTGGAGCAACCGGAGGTGAACCATGGGTAAGCACGTATGCGACAACCGCGAGGCCGTCCATGAGTACGAGGCCATCGTCGCAGATGTCATTGCCCTTGTCCACGCGGCGCGGGACCTTCTGGCAAACCGGGTGCCGATACCCGATAAGGGGTCGGATTATGTGCCCAGGGTCTTCATTATGAACCTGCGGGACGCGGTGGAGAAGGTGACTGGAGAGAAGGTGAACCCATGCTGAGGGGCCTAGTCCAGTACGTCCTCGACCACACGGAACGCGGGGCTTGCCGGTGCGGTCAGTGCATCGACGCCCCCCAGGACCCGGAGAACCGGCAGCCGCCGTTCCATACGGTGGACATGGTATTCTTTGAGGTCTGCCTAGTAGGGGAGCCCGATCCCAACGTTTTCCGCAAGCTCGTCGCTGACAACATCCAAGGGGAGTTTTGCAGGGTCGATGTTCTTGATGGTGACGAACACGGCTACATAGAGCTAGGCGGTTGGATCGGGGACCAGGGCGTCGCCATGCAGTTTATGGCGCTGGGGTGCCTCCTGGGGCTATTCACCTTGTTTGAGCCCAAGGCCCTGGGCATCACCGGCAACGCACGAATGACCATGGCCCAAAACGGATTCATGTCCGTGCGACTGAGGAGGCCGGACCCATGTTGATTTGGGGACTGACGCAACAAGAGATTATCCAGGCGGCGGAGCGTGCGGACGTACGCATCGCCGGGGGCAACGGCGGGGCCGTAGACGACCACGGGACGCCCGCCAAGCAGGGTAGGGCATTCAACTTCACCCTCAAGACGACTCGCGTCCCCCCGGCGTGGACGCGCCGGTCGCAGAACATCAAGAACAAGGACGGCCAGTACAGGAGAGTCGTCGGGGCCGTATGCTGGCACGGACACCGGGAATTCATGCGGGAGGTCTTCAAGATCAATCCCGAGGCCCGCATCAAAACGGGGATCGCAGACTACCGTGGCTCCAAACACTTCGAGGACACCCACGGGACCACCCATTCCCAGGGCGGCAACCAATACGGTCGCCGGGGGTTCGGTGAAGCCTGCGACTGTCCGAGGGAGGCTTAGTACAATGAGTTACGCCGACGAAATGGAACGTATGCGGGAGAGACTGGAAGAGCCGGAAGACACGAGGCTGGAGCGGGACGCCGACGAAGAGTACGAAACCCGGCATTTCGACAAGCTCGACGAGGCAAAGATGAGTGAGCGCGAGAAGGTGGCGTGGTGGCTACACGGCTGGCGTTTCTTTAAATGCACGGACGCACAGTGGACAGACTCAGTCAGGGATTCCATGCTTAAAATGGCCGACGAACTCCTCGCGCTTCTTGGCGATGGGGAGCCGGAGCCGGTGGCGTGGGCTATCACCTACGGAGGGGACATTGTGGGATTCTCCTCTAACCACATGGCCAGAGATCAAATTGAGTTCATCGGTCCCTGGGGAACCGTTGATCTCTTCGATCGCCCACCCACAGAGAGCCGGGAGCGGGAGGCGTTGGAGGAATTGGCGAAGTGTGGAGGCATCCTCAAGTTGGCTGCTCGTATCAACGAGGGCGATCCTCCATCGTGGGCCTACGTAGCACGAGGAAGGATTGGTGTAGGTTCATCACCAACCGAGGCCGTTCTGAGGTGGAAGGACGAACGCCGCGCAATCCTGGGAGGCAAAGATGATGAGTAAACCAATCGGCTGGACCGACCCCGCCAACATTCCGTGCCCCGCTGGCAGCAGGCCGTTCTGGCCCACGCGGGAGGAGCCGACAGACGTGCCACTTTATGCAGAGGCCCAACCCGAGAGCCAGGAGCGGGAGGCGCTGGACCCCTATGAGGGGATCAAGCAACACAACTTCGGAGACGGCTATCACTGTCTGGATTGCGGAACCACCGTTGATGATGCGCCCGACCAGTTTTGCAAACCGAAGTACCTTCCTGGGTATCCGAAGGCCACCCCAGCGGTGCGGGAGGCGTTGACGGGTGTCACCGCCTACCAGTGTCTCAATGGTGACTTGTACATCGTGACGGACGAAAACCTTATTGGGGCCGTCCATCATTTTTATCGCCGGTTCCCAGAACACACAGAGCAATTCGGACCACTAAAGCCGTTGACCATCCTGTCCGAAGGGGGTGAGAAGTGAAGACGAGTGACCTGAAGCCGTGCCCGTTTTGCGGGACGACCCCAAACATCCGCCCGTGGCATGGCGGTGGACCCATGAAGCGCCTGGTGCGGTGTCGGGACGAAAACTGCCTCGTAGTGCCGATGGTTTCCGGAACTACGCGATCCAGAGCCATCGCCGCTTGGAACCAACGAGCCACACCCCCCACCCCCAGCCGGGAGGGGAGGGCGCAAATCTTGGACGCCCTCAACCATGTAAAAGAGTACGAAACGAGGTATGACTTGGCGGCATCCATCCGCGCCATCCTGTCCGAAGGAGGTGAGAACGATGGCCCTTAGCGCAAAATGGCTTGAGCCTACCAACTGGATCGAGGTCCCATTCAATCTACGACCCGATTTTGTGGCCTATGTGCAAGTCCCCAAAGACCTCACCAGGGCCGAGGCCGAACGGCTGTCTGAGATGGTCCTGGCCTTGGGGCTTCCCAACGCCATCCTGTCCGAAGGGGGTGAGAAGAATGGGAACTAACTATTACCACCACATTGATGTCTGCGAGTGTTGTGGGCGAGCGGGTGAGGTGGTGCATGTCGGCAAGTCCTCTGCTGGCTGGACCTTCACGTTCCAGGGGACCGAAGAGATCAGGTCGTACCAAGATTGGCTGGATGCAATGGAGGCTGACCCCGCCAGTAAGATCCTAGATGAATACGGGAGGGAGATCTCACTGGAAGACTTCAAGGCAATCGTCGAATTAAAGCGGGACGAGAACCGCAACCATGCGAGGGACTACCCAGACGGCTCGTGGCTTGATCCTGATGGACACTCGTTTTCTGGGCATGATTTTTCATGAAGCACCTATCCGAAGGCGGTGATGCGATGACCCCCGGCCTGCTGGAGGCCAGAGATGCCTCATGATGCCATCCTCCTGGTGGGGTTCACAGCTCTGATCTGGGGGGCCACCATCATCATGAGCTGGTGGTGCTCAGAGCACCTGAGAGACAATGAGGTAGACGATGATTAGTGACGAGACGGGTGCTTGGGAATGGTTGAGGGAGGTGCGAGATGAATGCGCCATCTAACGCTAAACGTAAGGCAACGCACAAAGTCCGTCCGGGCGGGCTGATGAGGTGCTGTAACCCGCAAACCATCCAAGATCGTATCGACGAGGACCGGCCACCCGAGGAAGGTGAGGTTCTGACGTGCTCGATCTGTGATGGCAAGATTATCTTTCGTGTGCTGGTGCTTGGGAATGGTTAAGTGAGGTGCGAGATGAAAGCTGAAGAGATGTTGGAGCGGATGGCGAGTAAGGCACTTGGGTATTATCACAGTCCCTACCCTGGAGGTGTCCCGACAGAAAACACCTTCAAGCCCAACCAACACGGACTTAAAACCATCCAAGCCGCCCTACGGGAGTTGGTGGACAAGACGGTGGCTGACTATACGCCGGAAGATTTGGCCGCACTGTTGGTAGAGATCACGGAGCTAGAGCTATGAGGGAGGTGCGAGATGGGTAGTGCAATTTGCGGAGCGTACCTGCTCCAGGCTGATCTTCGGACCACGTTCTGTCCGACCTGCAAGAAGGACACCCTCAAACTCTGTCAATACTTCGAGTGGTACGGCCCAAGCGTGGTTTGCCTGGAGTGCGGCGAGCGGTGGGAAGGCGGCGAGCGGTTACCTCGACCGTTCGCCCCAAAGTGGAGAGAGAAAAGTGTCGAGCGAGCCAGGAATAGAATGGCCGCACTCGACCTTAACGAGAAAGGAGAAGGCTAATGGTGAAAGTGCTTTTGATTCTTAGTATTGTCGCTCTGTTCGGGGCAGCAGAGTAATGCCGGAGAGAGTGTTCGTGCTGGACATGCGTGGGGACTTGCCGGACGCGGGCGACCCTAGAGTTGCGATGGTGGATGAAATCAAGGACGCCATCCTAAACACCACCGACAGGGTGGTGGTCTACCCCGTGAGCGACGCCCTGGACGAGGAGAACGCGGAAGACTTCAGGCTGCTCCTCGTCGCTATCGTGGGTGGCGTCAACCTTATCAAGCTCCTCTGCTTCTATCACGGGGTAGGGAGCCTGAGTGCGGAGGACTCCAAGAGGACCAAGAACGCCCTGTGCTTCCTGAACCAGAGGAACGTCGAGATCAGAAAGGCGGAGCCGTGGATGTTGGCCTAGTAGTCGCGCTCGTTTCCGGCATCGTGGCGCCCCTATTATTCTGGGGATGGCTACGATACCATCGAAGGGATGATCCGTCCGTGCCGCTGGGGTGGACCGGACACGTTGTGATTCTCAAGAACGGCAAGGGAAGCGGGGAGCGTCATGAGATCGTCGATCACCGGGGCGGCACCATCACCGTTGATGGGGTGTTCGTGGAAAGGGCTGAACCAAGCTCAACCTTCACCGGCGAGATCAGGGAGCCAAGTGGCGATCACGATTAGTACAAAGCGGTGGGAGGAGGCGCACGGGAAGGCGCCCAGGGGGAGGCATTTCTGGGAGTTCTCGGTGTCGCACCCGACCAAGGGGGTCGTCCTGTACTCAACGGACGGAGAATTCGCCAGCGCTAGGGACCGGGCGCTAGTAGCGTTCCGTAGAACCCTGGGGGCACGCGCCAAGCTGGAAGGGGAGTTGCGGCTATAGAGAATCACGAATTCGAATGCCCCTGGTCCGAAGGCAAGACCGTAATCCTTGTGGCCGACGCATCGAAGGGCCGCGACGCCAGCCTCGAAGTCGTCATCCAGAAGGTCAGGGGCGACAAAGTGCTAGTAGAGGTGCTCGTTTGGGGCCTTGCGGCCCGCAAGAGGTGGGTCCGTTTCACTGAACTAAGAGAGGTAGGTTGGCAATGATTTCAGAACTAGACACACTGTCCCTCGTCGTTGGGTTCCTCGCCGGGATAGCCACGCCGTTCGTGATCGTGATCGTCGTCATGGGGCTGAATAAGTGGCTACAAAGTGAATAAGCGCGACGTCATCTACTATCTCTACTATCTGGCCGTGGGCTGGATCATAACGGTGGTCATTACGGTGGGGGCCACCAAAAGACCCGAGGCATGTCGAAGGCGCGGGGTCGAGGCCCTAGGGGCCACGCTTGAGGTCGCCGTACAGCAAACGACCATCGACTCCCTACAAGCGTTGCTGCACGTCCAGGAAGTGGACATGGAAGGTCTACGAACTCTGTGCTACATCAAAACCCCAGCCAAGGGGGAAGGGGGGTAGGACCATGCAGGTGGAATTAGGGGACAAGGTCTTCATGGGGGAACAAAGGACGGCGTTCCGGGTGGCGAAGCACGGCAAGGTCAGGGGAGAGAGGGCGGTCGGTCTGTGCTCCAGCGGCGACGCTGCCAAACTCAACCAATGGATGCGTGACCGCAGGCTCGATGCCGTAGGTGACGTTGACGAGTACGTCCCCATCAAGTGCTGGGTCCAGATAGCTGACCTAGTACGAGACAAGCGTAGACGCGGTTGGCGCGAACGCTGGCAGCAAACAACACTTTTTTAGGGGGAAAACCGAACATGGATGTAAAACTGAACCCCGTGCGGTGCGGTCAGTGCGATGGTACTGGGCGGACCCCCACCCTTGAGCCCTGCGAACGCTGCAACGGCATCGGCCACACCTACGAGATGAAGGTGGACGCAGTGAATCTCCTGAAGCTCGTCACCCCTACGGTCAAGGGTACGGCGACCTCCAGGCCACCGATAAACCACAGAGAGGACAAAGATGAAGCTGACGAAGAAAAATAAGGAACACATCGACAGCCTAGGCTACGAGTCCCTGTTGCGCCACAGCCGCTTTGCACCTGTGGGTGACCACTGGTTCCAGGGCGAGACGGGGGACTATTGGCTGAAGAGGATGGGCGAACTGAAGGACCAGGACCCTGCCGGTGCTGTTGCGGCCTCGAAGAATATAGGCTTCGACTGATGCTGATTCACCCGGAGAAAAAGCTGGTATTCGGCCTTCATGCGAAAGCGGCGGCGAGATGGCTGGAGCGAGTCTTCATACGAAGGGGGTTCAAGATCGTGGGCTCCCTCCACGAAGGGCCCATGAACCTGACCACGGTCCTGAAGGTGCCGCCCGAGAAGGTGTGGTGGGAGGCTGACCCCAGCGAATGGGACTACGCCTATGTGGTACGGAACCACGGTGATGCTCTGTTGTCCTGGTGGACCACGTTCAGGGGGGCGGTGCCGGAGGCGGACCAGGAAAAGGTGTGCCCCGTGTTCCTACGGGAGTGGCCTCGCCAGTACGCCAGACTCTTCCCGTGTTCCCGCCGCCTGTGGAGGTTCGTCTGGGAGATGCCGCAAGCCAGCATCCTCCGCTTCGAGGCGCTGGGCCAGGACGTACACCGCTACCTAGAAGCCTACGACCTGGGGCTCTTGGAACCGTGGGAGATGGAGAGGGACCACAAGCACGTCACCGTAGGCAAGCCGGTGGGCGACTGGCGGCAGCACTACCACCCGGAGGCCGTAGAATATCTGAAGGAAGTCTATCACGTCGAGGCGTACCGGCTGGGATACAGGTTTTAGGTGGAGGGCCCAGGTGAGCCAAAAAACGAAAATGCGTCGCCCTTCCACGAGTAAGCGTGTGCTGCGTGCCCTCGAACTCGGACTCGACGCCGTGAATATAGAGGAACTGGACCAATACCAAAAAGAGGAGCACAAGCGGGCCTCGGCGTGGATCGCGAACATCCGTGAGTACAACCGATTCAGGACCAAGCTAAGGGCCAAGTGGCACCTACTGAAAATCCGGGCGGAGAGAAAAGAGAAGCGAGGCAAATGAACGTTCACTTCGAGAAGAAGATCGTATTCATGCACCATCAGTGCGTGGGGTCCACGGCCACCGTGCCCCCCCTGAAGGCTCGTGGGTTCGAGAACCTGGGCGGTCACCACGATGGGCCGTGGTCTTTGCGGCCCCACCGGGACCAGAACTACTACGGTTGGTGGAAGTCGGACCCGAGGAAGTACACCTATTGCTGCACCGTTCGGAACCCCTTCTCGGTCATCCTCTCCCATTGGTGGCAGTACGGCGAACCGGACGGGGGCAGGGGTCCGGTGACGGTCGAGTTCCTGGAAGATTTCCTGGTTCGTGGAATCAAGTATTTCCCGAACCGGGGGAAGCTGTTCAGGTTCGCATGGGAGGGGACGCCTGGTCCGCTCCTGGTCCTCCACGCCGAGGACTTACAGTCGCACCTCAACCTCCTATTCGACGAGTTCGGCCTCCCCCTGCTCCAGGCCAACGAGATGGAGCGCAAAAACGTGACACCAGGCAAGCCCGCCGTGAACCTGGGGGGCCACTTCACCGAGGAGGCCCTCGCCTGGATTGAGAAGTACCACGCCGAGGAGCTAAAGCGCTTCGTCTACAGCCTGGAGGACCTGCCATAATGGGGACCAAGAGCAGGCGTAGGAAGATGCTGAGGCTCCAGGAGAAGATGCGAAAGGAAGAGGCCAGGCGAAAGGTATCGAACCGCCGCCTAGCCCCTGACCACATTCAACGGCTGAAGGCCCTCAAGATGGAGGGCGAGGCCACGTTTGTTCACCCGAGCACGATGCCCAAGGACTCGCCGAACTACCGGCGCTGGGCTGAGGAAAACTGCTCATGTCCATGCCACAACTGCGCCAGCGCGGGGGAGGAAGACTTCCTTGACCCCGGCTGTCCGGTCCACAACGAGGAGGAACGAGAATGAGGTATTATCGCAGGCTGTTTTTGGGAATCGTCTTAGCCCTACTGGCCGTAGGCTGCAAGGGCGACATGGGGCCGGTCGGCCCCTCGGGAGCGGAGGGTCCACAAGGACCCCGTGGAACCCAAGGGGTGGCCGGACCCGCTGGTCAGGATTTTCAATACTTCATCGGCTCAGGCCACGTTGCGTCAAACGGAACGTCCATCATCAACCTACCTGTGGGGGCCGGGAGCCTTGGGCAGCAGCCACTCGTGACTTGCTACCACGGTCACGACGGGGCGTACCTCATCATCGGAACCGACGTTGGCTATGGCGGAGTGTCCTGCGGAATGGTTTGGAGCGATGGGAGGTGGAAGGTCACACTGATAGGTGGCGTGCCCGGCTGGGTCTTTCGCGTCGTGGCGGTTTGGTGATGGGGGCCCCAAGGGACAAGGCGGCGATGGACGCAGTGGGGAAGTTCCTCGCCGCCTACCCGCCCCTTCATAATCCCTCACATGACACCGAACGCTATGCCGCTGATAAGTTGGCCACGTTCGGCGCACTCAAGATACGCGAAATGTGCCTAATGATGTTGTACTCCAGAGGGGTCAGGGGGATGACGGGCGCAGAGGCGGTGAAGATACTTCGCGGCTCGATCAATCGGTCGCTGAAGGAATCTACGGTGCGCACCCGGTTCACCGAATTGGTGGACATTGGTCTAGCTCGAAACTCAGACGAGCGCCGAGATAACGACAGCGGCAACCCGGAGATTGTGAGAGTGCTTCGCCCCGAAACCATTGCCGCACTGGATCAGCTCTCCCTTATTTCCACCGTACTCACGGGCGTCTCACCGGAGGGTTGGGAAGAGTGAGGGCCTGGATCGGAGTAGACTTGGACGGCACCCTGGCGGAGTACCACGGCTGGCAGGGCGTAGACCATGTCGGCCCACCCATACCAAAGATGCTAGAACGGGTGAAGGGCTGGATCAAGGCTGGCAAGGAAGTCCGCATCTTCACGGCCAGGGTTGGTCCCCAGCCTGACGATGTGAACGTACACTACGTACGCAGCGTTATCCGGAGTTGGTGCGAGAAGCACGTTGGCTGCGCCCTGACGGTCACCGCGACCAAGGACTTCAGCATGGTCGAACTCTGGGACGATCGGTGCGTTCAGGTGATACCGAATACAGGAGAACGGGTCGATGGGAAAGACTGAAGTAACGGGACGAGAAGGCGCCCTCGCGGCGATACTGGAGGAGCGGCCCTCGTGGGCCAACAACCTTATCCTGGCCGGGATTCGCGGGTCTGACGCCCATGGCACGAAGCTCCCACCGTATCACCCGATGGCCACGGACGACACCGACACCTTTGGTGTCTCAGTCCAGACAACGGACTGGTACCTGGGCCTAGGGGGTTACCACAACTCCGGGCGGCAGCATTGGGACACGGCTGGCGACGACTACGACCATCTGATCTACGACGTGCGGAATCTGTTTGGCCTGCTCTCCAAGGGAAACCCTAACGTCCAAGGCTGGCTGTGGTCGGAGCCAGAGGACCACCTCCTGGTGACGGGTCCGGGGCGGCTGATCCTAGAGAATCGGAAGCTATTCCTCTCCAGGGCGTGCATCAAGGCCCTGACCGGCTACGCCTACGCCCAGATGAAGAAGATGGACAAGTCCCAGTACCAAGGATACATGGGCGAGAAGCGGAAGAGGATCGTCGATAAGATGGGTTATGACGTCAAGCACGCGGCCCACTGCGTCCGGCTCCTCCAGATGGGCATCGAACTAATGGAAACGGGAGAGATGCGAACCCGGAGGCCAGCCGACGAAGCCGAGACTTTGAAGGACATTAAAGCCGGGGAGTGGGGGTTTAGGGATGCCGAAGCACTGATCCAAGTCCTCTGGGACAGAAGCCGAGAGCGTGAGGGCGATCTTGACCTACCCGACTTGCCCGACAGGGACACCGTGAACGACCTGCTGGTTCACGTTATTTCCTGGGCCAACAAATGATGGGCACGTTGAATCGAGATGTTGACGTACCGTCGTCTCGTCCCGGCACCATGATGCACGTCCCCAAGGGAACCAGGGTAGGGTTGATCTGGTGGATCACTATCGACACCCGGCCACCCACGAAAGGCGCCGTAGTTGAAACTGACTTCGGCGCAGAACTTTGTGTTCCAGGTGGGACCGTTGACTGGGACCTCCCATCACTGTTATAATTATAACACGGAACTTCTAAATGGGGGAAGAAATGTTTGGGCCATCTGAGATCAGGGAGCGAATTCAAGGGGACAAGGACCCGATGCGACGAGCGATAGCTTACCTAAGCTACGCTGGCCTCGGTGCCGGGGAGATCCACCGACTCGGGTGGAACTCGATGCAGGCACAGTCAGTAAGGTTACCACGACCCTCTGACAGTCACGGTCTGGGGATCAGTTACGACCAGGCGAGGGCGCTGCTTTCTTCTGTGGAGGAGGCCGGGAACCTCCGGGATCAGATCATCGTGGAGGCCGGGCTGGCGTGCGGGCTGCGACAGATCGAGCTTCGGCGCCTCCTGATCGTGGACATTCAACGCAGGAACGGCCGGATGTTCCTGTCCGTTAAGGGGAAGGGGGGAGGCAGGCGGGTTGTGTATGTTCCTAGGCCCCTCCAGGAACGGATCACCCGCCTTGTGACTAGCGGTGAGCGCTACCTAAAACGAACCAAGACGGTCGGCGGTTCTCACCCTAGTCGCCCCCTCTTCCAGTCCTACACTGGTGGGCCCCTCTCCGAATGTGGGATGAGGCGCATCATCAACCGCCATCTGAAGAAGGTGGCCCCCGACGCTACGGCCCACGGACTGAGGCACACCTGCGTCACCTGGCTCCTGAATAGCGGCGCGACCCTGGAGCAGGCCATGGAGATCGCGGGCCACACTGAGGCCGGTAGTCACGAACTCTATGCGGCTGCCGGCGGCGACTGGTTCGTGGGGGCCTGGAGAAAGGCTCATCCGATCGCACAGTGGGGGGTCGGTGTGGGATACGCCCACGTTGCCGGGAGAGAGTACACTCGTCGCATGTCCAGGGGCACCGAGAGGGTGGTGCCCGTCCCCACGGAGATAGTAAGCGCCGTCCTTGCGGGCTTTCACGAGGGAGGGCTCCCGAGGGACACCGTGTCCAAGAAAATGATGGCCTGGATCTTCAGCGACCTGGACTACGACCCGTCGATGCTACGGAAGGCTGGGGCCATTCACATGGCAGAGGCCGGGGCGCACCCGTTCCTAATTTCCCTGGTCCTGGGGGTCACTCCCGGCTATGTGGTGGACAGCAAGTTCGATAGGATGGGGCCGAAGGCCGAGGAGGAGAGGGTGGACGCCATCGAGCGGGCCTGTGAGCGCCTCTATGAGGCCGAGAACGTTGACCTAGAGCTTAGGTCGGCCTAATTTTACTCAGTGGTCGGCGCCCCTTCCCCTATGCCGACTCGGCCCTGACGTTATCCCTCTGACGTCGGGGCCCTTTCCTTACTGTCCCACCCATCCGTGATGGGCAGCCCACAGCGCGTCAGCCATGTTGTCGGTAAGCCTCTTCCGCTTATCCCACGGCCTTGGCTGCCTGAAACCACCGTGCCTCTGCCAGCGCCACTCCACCGACGCCATAACGTGGTACTTCTTCGCCTTTCCGTGCCCCGCAGCCCACTTCTTCAGCGTCCCAATCGGTAGGCCGTAGTACGGGATGCCCCTGTCCTCAAGCTCGGCCAGTAGGATTCCCTTCTGGCCCTCAATGTAGGATTGCCCACGGGTGAACCGGACGGACTCGTACACCAGCAGGTTGGGCTCCTCTCGGTCCAGGAATCCCCTCAGCCAGTTCCGGTAGGTGTGGTAGATCATCCCAGCACTGGCGTTAGTGAGGGCGTCGTTCCCTGCGCTCTCTTCGCCGAAGCCAATGTCCGGGGTGCCGCCCCTAGTGAGAGCGAGCAACGCCCAACCCCAGGTCTTCCCTAGATCCTGCCCCGCAACCTTGAGCTTCATGGCTACTCCTTATGAGTCTCTAGGAACTTCATCGTCTTGTCCCGGAACATCATGTGGACCGTTCCGGTTGGGCCATTCCGGTTCTTCGCCAGGTGCAACTCGGCCTTGCCTTCCGTGCTGTTCCCCGTGTGTGGGTCGTTAGCAAAGTAGTAGCCGGGGCGATAGAGGAACATCGCCAGATCCGCGTCCTGCTCGATAGACCCCGACTCACGCAGGTCGGATAACTGTGGCCTCTTATTCTCGCGCTGCTCCGGGGATCGGTTTAGCTGACTGACGGCGATCACTGGTATGCCCAACTCCCTGGCCATGGCCTTGAGCCCCCTGGATATGTAGCCCACCTCCTCGTTTCGGTTGTCCACCTTGCGGGGTCCGTCCATCAACTGAAGGTAGTCTACGATCAGTAGCTTGAAGTTGCATTTTGCCATTTCTCGCCTGGCCTTCGCCCTCATCTCCAGAACCCTGGCTCCCGGATGGTCGTCCATCAGTATCATGCTTTTGTCCAAGACCTGGCTCGCCCTGTAAAGCTGCATGGTGTCGTCACCACGTAAGCGGTTGGGGTTCTTTAGCTTCTGCGCGTCGAGCCCCGTCCTCAGAGACAGTAGGCGCATCATAAGCTCGTCCTTGCTCATCTCTAGGGAGAAGATCATCACCGGCTCCTCCAGGACCGTGCCGACGTAGTCCATGATGTTCATAACCAGGGCCGTCTTTCCCATGGAGGGTCGGGCCGCAATGACAATGAGTTCCCCAGGCTGGAAGCCCCCGGTCATGTGGTCGAGGAACTTGTACCCGGAAGGGAGCCCCCAAAGCTCACGGTCGGACTTTGACCGCTCCTCTATCCGCTCCACCACGTTGTAGATGAGTGACGACACCATCTGAGGGCGCCCAGCCGACACGTTGTGGGCGATCTTGTAAATCTCCTGCTCGGTCTTCTCAAGTATCTCCGAGACGGGGCCTCCGGCGTCGTCCTCTAGGTCCATTATCGCTGAACGGCAAGCTCTGGCCAGGGCCCGACGTGATGCGGCCTCTTTGACCAGGTTGGCGTGGTGCGTGACGTTGTCCGAGGTTGGGACGCCGCCAATGAGTTCGGACACGAGGCCAGCAACGTTGATCTCCTCCGAAAGGCCCTTGGTTCTGAGCGCGTCCAGCAGGGTAATCGGATCAACAGGGACGCCCCTCTCGAATAGGCCCTGCATGGCCTCGAAGGCTGCCTCGTGCCGCTTCCAGGCGAAGTCGGAGGGCTGGAGAACCTCGATGGCCTCCATCAGGGGCTCGTCGCCCATGAGCATGGCCGCCAGGACAGAGAACTCGGCACGCTCTACGTGCTCGTCAGGCTGGTGGCTCACCCGTGAAGCCCTCCCTTTGGTAAGAGTCGTAATTGATGATAAAGATTATCTTCCCGGTCTGGTTGGATGTCTCGTGGTCTATGCAGTCGATCCTCTCTTCAATCTCTAGTTTTTTAAGGAATAAGCGAACCTTGTTGCGGCTCCATCGCCAGCGTCTCGTGAGATACGAGTCGGAGGCCACAAGTTCGCCACGCCGGAGGGGTACTTCGAACCCGACGACCAACCGCGTGGTCTTGCGATGTGCTGCCAAGAAGAGGAGGTCTATCCACGCCTCCGCTTTGGAGAAAACCCTACTCTCCGTCCACATCTCGCTGGTCACGAACTTCCGGCTCATCTTCATGAAGCCGAAGTTCTTCACTTACTCTCCCGAAGGTACAGCGTTCGTGTAGGTAGTGGTTGGGTTTACCGCCCATTGGGGTACAGCGTTTCCGTTGTCCACTTAGGAGGCGTTTTCGACGGCCTGCTGGGGCTGGTAAAGCTCCCATAGCACCCTCTTTAGGTCGTTCTCCGCCTTCCTCGCAGTGATCCCCGCGCTGAGTCTCATCCCCACAAACTCCTGGGTCTGTTCGGACACCTTCGGGGCGTACTTTCTGAGGTACTTGGTGAGGGTGGCCAGGGCCTCGTCCTCGCCCATGTCTTGGACCGAGTTCATGATCTTGGCGTGCAGCGCCTTCGCCTCCTCCTTCCAGGCGTTCGCGTCCACCACCACCTCCTCCTCCTCCTCGGCCGGCCCCCCCCCTTCCCCCGAGTCGGCCGCATCGCCCGGCTTGTCGGCGCTATTCTCGGCGTCCCAATACTCACGAGATAGTTTTTCACTCTCCTCGACGGCAGCGACAAACTCGGGGCCTTCGCTCTCCCCCTCGGCACCCACGACCTCGTAGTCTGCGTCCAGGGCAACGCCAAGCTCCTCCTTCAGTGTATCGAGCGTCTCTTGGCTCTGGACCGACGCCTCGACGCCCTCCTCCGGGAAGAACTCGCCCGCGATGTCCTCGACCTCCTCTAGGTCGCGCTCTTGCTGGTCCTTCAGCACCTCCCCAGCGAGAAGCCTTAGTTCTCCCCTGGCCAGGTCCAGTTGACGCTTGGAGTCCACCATCCTCATTGCCGCGTCTTCGAGGGACATGGCCAACACGAGGCCAACCTTCCAGGACGTGCTGACTAGTGCCTTGCCGCCGTCCTTGTATTGGTCCTCAGACGGGTACATCACGAGTTTGACGGGAGCCTGGAAGAGGGTACCGAACCGCTCAAATATCTCCTGGAGGGCGGTCTGAATGTTGTTTACCGACTCCCAGGAGGTCGTGCGGAAAGTGTGGTAGCCCATGACGTGGCCCGACGCCCACAACTGAAGATGAAGGCGACCGTAGGGCTTACATGGGCATTCACCACCCTCCAGCTTCTTGCATGGCGTGGCCTTCCCGCTCCCCAGTTCGGTTCGCACCTCGCCGTCACAGGTAGACTCTTTCTTGGTCTTCCCTTTATAGAAGGCCATCTCGGAATGGAAGTTCTCCTCCGGCGTCTCGTACATGAGCACGCCAGCAAGCTCCAGGGGGCTATCGCCAACGTCGGGGTGGCTGTGGACGGCGTCGTCCCTGACGAAGTTGCCGTCAGCGCCGCGTGCCCTGGACGTCACCTGGAAGTGGTCGTACTTAACGGGCAGTTGGTACTTCACGCCCCCCTGTCCCGCCCTTTCCGCCCCCTTCCCGCCGATCTTGATCTTCCCTAGCTCCTGTGGACGACGCTTCAGCATCTTCCTACTAATGAGAGCCATTAGAATTCCTCCGGGTTTGGTGCGAACACGTCTACCTTAACCTTCTCGCTGGTAGCAGTGCTGTACTTGAAATCGTCTGAGTCTGGGTCCAGGAACTTCAGCGCCCGGAGGTCCATCCTCCTCTGCGCGAGCTTATAGGCGGCACGGAATTTCTTCCAGTCCGTCCTACGTTGGGACGCGGTACTTTTTCGGGTCACCTTCACACCGTTACCGGCGACGTGCTGGTCCCCCTCGCCAAGCAGCGCCACCAGCTTCTCTTCCGACTCGGTTCGGATCTCCTCCGCCTCTATGGCCTCGTAGTGCTTCTGAATCAGGACAGAGGACCACATCATCCACTCCTCGTCGTCCCGAACTGTAGCCTCCCCAGGGATGGGGTCTGGCCACTTGGCCGGAGGTGGCGCCTCTCTCTCTGGGCGCACTTCTTTGTCTACGTGCTGCTCCAACCACTCGTTGGCAGATTTCAGCAGCCACGCACAAAAATCCCAGTCCGTCAGGACCGGGAAGGCGACCAGGTCATCGTACTCTGGGGTGTAGAAAGAGAAGAAGCCCCAGTCTAGGCCCGTGACGAGGCCGTGGGTCTGCGCCTGGATGATGTGAGCGCGGGGCAGCCCCTCTTCCTTGAACCGATAGAAGCGTGGGATTCTCGGCACCTTCAGTTCCATCCAGCCGTGGCCGGAGAACTTGGTCACGGGGCTCCACAACTCCGACTCCCTCACGGCCTCTGGCCACTTCCCCTCGCCAGGGTTGATGACGAGCCCGTCCGTATCGGTGACGATCCTCGGATTGTCCGGGTGGTGAACCATCGGCAGGGCTATGGCTTCGAGGCCCGTGCGCTCCACAAACGTCTGCCGTGCAATCTTCTCCTGTTTGATCCCACGGCGTATGTCCCCGCCTTCCGCGTCATCCCAATCGCCGAGAACAATCCGGTCCCAGATGTTCCACGGCTCCCGGTACTCGTCCTGTCCGAAGATCGCTGGCATGTCCGAAGATCCAAGGCACGGCCTACGCGCCACCTTCCACGCCTCCCGGTTCACCATCGGGTTCACCTGGTTACCACGGCCGTCCCTTACAATACGCCTCAGCAGTTCTCCTGCTGGATGGGCTGCGTCACTCACTGTAGCTCCCCCTAATGGGACCGCTGACGGCTTGCGGGCTCGTCCCGAAGCGCCCCCGGCCTCCCCCTCCTACTTGCCGTCCGCGCCTGCGTGCTCCCTGTGGACGTCAATGAGGCTGTCTATCTGCTCGATCTTCAGCCCCAGCACCTTGGCCAACCTCTTCCGCACCTTGGGCAGCCTCCGCCCGGAGTATCCGAGTAAGCACATCGACACCTCTTCCTGTCGGAAGCCGTACCGCCTCGCAAACTCGGCAAGCGACACGTCCAGGAGCATCCTGACCGTTTCGGTCAAGGTGAACCCGGATTTGATTGAATCGGCGATTGTGGCAAGGGTCCTGGCCTGCTTTTCCTCGTGGGTAGTCATTCTCCCCCCATGTGGCAGTGTTCAACGTATGTATGTTATACGTCTAACGCCCGCCCGTCAACTGGACGATGCGCCACTGCCACACCCACGGATGTCGCTTCTAGTCCTACTTGGGCTTACTACAGAACTGGTCTGCCAGGGCCGTCAGGCACGCGGCGGCCACGTTGAGCCCAGGCTTTACCCACCACCTCCAGAACGGCAGGCCCTCGCCAGCCTTCTTTAGGATTGCGGCGGCCTCCCTCAGCCCCCTGCACCACCCCTTGTCTGGGGACACCTCGTCTGGAGCAACATTGATGGCAATGGCCAAGCCCAGCTTTTTCTCAGACGTCTTCATCGTCCTCCCTTTGTAAGAGCTTCTCGATGGGATCTAAAATTATCCCAGGCAGTGCCTTGTCGAGTTGCCGCCTGATGAACCACAAAGACACCCTGTTCTTTACGGTCCCAGGAATGTTTTCGTTGTCCTCGATCCACTTGATGATGATGTCGATGAGTTCGTCCGTGCGGTCCTCGGACACCACCTTCCGCAGATACCCCATTACCTCCGTGCGTTTCATGGCTTCTTCTTAATCGCGGCTGGCTTGCTTACTGGACCAGGTGGCGTCTTTTTGATGTATTTGTGCCCAACTGTCGCGACAACCCAGGTCAGCAGCGCGGTCAGTAGGGCGCCCAAGTCGGCCTGGGTAATGGCTCCAATATCGGTGTTGATGGCAATCTGCAAAAAACCGGCCAGGGCCGTCAGGATGGTCGAGCCTATGAAGGTTAGGGCCCTCTGCGTGGCCCTGCTCTGTTGGTCAACCCAAACCAGAAGCTGTTTTAATTTGTTGAAGAGAGGAATCAGTAGCAGGCCCACTATGATGGCGGTTACGCCGTACTGCTGCCACATACCAATAAGAAATTCGGGAACAGCGTCCATTACTTCCTCCTGTTTTTGTCGGGCCAGAACCAGCGCTTCAGGCCACGGAACACTCCAACCCAGCTTGCATAATACCTCTTCACCAATCTCATCTACAACCTCCTTAGCTCCAGGTGGCCGAGGTCAAAAAATGTCTGGTCCGTGAGGCTCTGGTCGCCGTCCCAGTCACCGCCGTAACGCCAGCGATAGCCCCAGTCAGCCAGAAACTCCCGAGTCTCCCCCATGATGAGCCCAGCCATGTGGTAGAACTCGTGCCCGTTGTTCCATCTCAAGTGGGGAGGATTGGGGAACCACGGGGCAAAATCAAAGGCCAGCGAGAGGGGCACCCCCACTTCCGTAGCGTGGCCCCTGACGATGTCCGCCTCCGTGGAGAGGTGGTTGTGCATACTCGTGGGCCAAGGGGTCTTACTCACCCCCTGTGCCACCAGTGAGTTCTGCAACTCCTCATCACGGAAGCAACTAATCACCGTGAAGTCGTAATACTTAATCGCCATGCCCGTCGTGTACCGAATCATCGGGTGGGCGGTGGCGAGGTTGGCCTTAGACCTCGAACCAAAGTTTGGCATGGCTAATCGTCGTCTTTCGTCACCTTCAGCTTGATCTCAGAGTAAGTACGTGAGCCGCTGGCAGCGATCACCTCGCACTGCGCCACCAGTACGTGCCCTGGGTCCGCGGTAATGTCGTAAGGAAGGTCGAGTTCGTAGACACCATCCCCTATCTCGGTAGCCTCAGTCTCAGCTTGGATGGTCACCCCGAGTCTGACGATGGTCACGTTGATCGTGGCTCCCGTAAGGTCCTGCCAGACGTCGCTTATGTCGAGGTACTGGGCCGTCAGGACCAGGGTTCCGTCTGACTTGTACTTCAGCGTCAATGGATTAGCTGTCATTTTCTTGTTCCCTTACCTCTAGGTCCAGGTCCAGGTCGTGCTGGATCTCGGCACCCACCCTTAAGTCGTGTTTGATTGCTGCGTCCACCCGTACCGGCTGCCCATAGGACGCATGGACAAGGGTGAGGTAGTCGTCTACTACCAATCCAACCAGGTCGGCGGCTGGATCGAGAGCTAGGTAGCCGCCAGTGACCGCGAAGTAATCACCCTGGGGGTCGCCATCGACAGCCAGGAAGTCGCCGGTCACTAGTGGCCACACAACGCTCATCGCTTACTCCTCATCGTCCCCCTCGTCGTCCTTGTTCTCATCGTCGCCCCAGTCGTACAGTGGCCCCAGGCCGACGTAGACCCCTGGCTCGGGCTTGACCTTGCAGGACTTGAAGTCCGTGTCGGTCAGTTGGACGCCGTTGGTGGGGTTCTCCTCGTCCAGCAGTTTCTTGACTTCGTCGTCGAAAGCCTCCTGGTCCTCGAACGTGACTGTCCCCTCGACGTCCTGCCACTCCCCCGTCTCTTGACTCCTCTCGCGCCGAGGAACCTTCTTCCCGTCCTCCTTTATGGCGTGGCCCTCGATCAACAGCTTTCGGGCCTCGACAAAGGCTTCCTGGTGCTTCCTCGCCCACCTGAACATCCGGGCGATCTTCTTACTGGCTTCCGCACTCTTGTAGCCCCTCCCGCTGAGGATCTCCAGGGCAGAGTGGGCTTCCAGGATCTCCCTGGTCGTCATGGTTCCGTGCGACATTACAACTCTCCATCAGGAGTAAAGATGTCCCGTGTCTACGGGAGGGTGGTTTCTGCGGCCACCAGTACTTTGTCCAGCAAGCCTTGGAGGCCATTAAACTCTGCGGACGTGAGCCCCACGATCCCGGTCACGGGCGTCAGGTGCGGGATGGCATTTCCGCCACGCACCGGATTGACCCTGACCCCGTTCTGATCCAGGATGTAGAACTCATACGTTGCCCGGTAACTGTTGTTCGGGTCCCCCTTATCAACATGGAGCCGAAGCTCGACCGATCCGATGCTGGTGGGGATCTGTGAAGGCTGTTCACCGAAACTGTCTGAGGCCATGATACATTCTCCTTCGGGTCAACTCATAATCCCATTGGCCACCAGGGCCGCCCTCATTGCTACCACCATGGCATGCAGGGCGCTCATGTTAGCCCCGCTGTCTAGTCCATTTGCCCCGGCTCCATAGGCCGCTAGGGCACCCCCGGAGGCGTAGGCCGTTTGGGGTGATGCGGCATTACAGCCAAACGCACCGACCACCTCCAAAGCGTCATCGGTCTTCAAAACGTCAGCCGCGCCCCGATACAGGTTCGTGTCGCCAGCCGCACCGAAAACCAGCTTGGCGGCATTAGCCCGGATGCGGACCTCAGTGATAGTGGAACCGCCGAGGGCGACCTGGTAGCTGGCGTCTGTGTAGGAGTGGGCCCCGATGGCCGTGGAGTCAATCGCGTCCACCTTCTGGTTCACGGCGTCGAACCCAGCATAGTAGCCCAAGAACGTGTTGTAATTGCCGGAAGTGAGGGTCCTGCCAGCGTTGTGCCCAACGCCCACCACCCCCGTGGCTGAAATAGCCTCAAAGGACTGTACTCCAACGGCGATGTTGTTTTTGCCCGTAACATTCGAACCCAAAGCCAGGTAGCCGAGGGCGACGTTGGAGCCCCCCTCAGTCAAGGAGTCCAAGGCATCCCGCCCGAGGGCGATGTTGTTTCCTCCAGTAGTACACTCTCCCAAGGCGCTCAAGCCGATGCCGACGTTGTAGTCGCCGTCCGTCAGGTCGTAGAGGGCACTTGGACCGATGCCGACATTCGAGCTTCCCGTGACGACGCCGAGGCCCATGGCGTTGTAGCCCACGGCCACATTGTTGCTTCCGGTCGTGAGGTTGGCCGAGGCTCCGTATCCCATGGCGAAATTGCGAAAGCCGCTCGTGACATCGTCCATCGCCTGGTAACCGATGGCCGTGTTGTTGTCTCCGGTTGCGATGCCGGTTCCCATGGCTTTATAGCCGATGGCGGTAGAGTTATTGGCCTCCGTCAGGTTCGTGGCCGCATAGCTCCCAATGGCGGTGTTCCGGGCTCCCGTGGTGAGGTCTTGGAGGGCCTGGTAGCCGAAGGCGTGGTTGTCGTCACTCTCTACCGCTCCCCCACTCATGGCCTGGTAGCCCACGGCCATCGTTCGTCCTGCGGCATCGACCACGTTCTGCATGGCCTGGTAGCCAATGGCGATCCGACCATTGGCCGTGGTGATGGCCTGAAGGGTTTGGTAGCCGATGGCTACGTTGTAGTCACCCGTGGTGAGGGCTCCAAGGGCACCCTGTCCGACCGCAGTGTTGAAGCTGCCAGTGGTCAGGACATCAAGGGTGTACGCCCCAACGGCTACGTTCCTGTCCCCCTCGGTACAAGCTGAGAGCGCGTTGACTCCCAACGCCATGTTGTATATGCCGGTCGTGGTCCCATCCAGGGCACCTGTCCCCACGCCCAGGGAGTTTGCATCTGCGGCCAACCCCTTCCAGATCCAGATGTCTCCGAGGACTTTCAGCGCATCGTCGGTGGCCAAGACGTCCGCCGCGCCCCGATACAGGTTCGTGTCGCCAGCCGCACCGAAGACGAGCTTCGCCGAGTCTGAACGAAAGCGGACCTCGGTGATGCTGAGATTCCCGAGTACCACCTGATTCGAGGCGTCAGTGTAGGCCGCGTACCCGATTCCAGTGGAGTTGGCGGCAGTCACTAACTGGCTGGCCTGATTTCCAGCATCGTAGCCGATGAAGACGTTCTGACTCCCAGTCGTGAGATCCATCCCGGCCTGGTAACCAAAGGCTGCGTTCCCGTCTCCGGTAGCTACCGTCAGGGTGGACGTACCGATGGCTACGTTGTTGTTACAGTCCGTGCCCGTACCGAGAGCCGAGGTACCGATAGCAAGGTTGTTTGCTCCGGTGGTAAGTTGCTTCCCTGAATTGGCTCCCATCCCGGCGTTGTTGTACCCGGACGTCACGTCCTGGAGGGCGCGAAAACCGACCGCCGTATTTGAGTTGCCGGTCACCACCCCCTGCAAGGTCTGGTAACCGACTGCGGTTAGGGCGTACCCACCGTTGTCGTTATTGAGCGCGCCGCCTCCCAGAACCGTATTTCGGTACTCTTCGTTATTCCCGCTCCCAACCGTTACCCCATTTACATTGATGTCATCCGTGAAGATGAAGGCCCCGGCAGGGAAGGTTCCGGCTCCGACGTCTGCGGCTGTGATGGCCCCGCCGCCTCCGCTTTGGTCTACCCAGGCCAAGGCTCCGCCAGAGACGCCCAGGACCTTGTCGTTCGCCCCAATGGCCAACGCAGCAAGACTGTCCGCACCGTCAGCATAGAGGAGGTCGCCCTCGGTCACTGTGGTCAGCCCAGTGCCTCCCTGGTCCACGGCGACGGTCGTACCTTCCCAGACCCCCGTCCCGATAGTCCCAAGCGTTGTGAGGGCCCCTGAGCCCGTCCAGTTGGGCAGAGAGCCGTCCTTGATGAGCAGGCTGTCTACGGTCACGCCCGAACCTGGGGTAGCCTCATCTATCGCATCAGCCTTCAGGCCGTTCAGAAGCGTGAGTAAGGGGGTAATCTCCCATGCCGCAGCACCGAAGTCGCCTTTCTTCACGCCACCAATACTCAGCCCCACGTTATCCGCACCGATCCGATAGAAACCAGTATCCGGGTCGTCCACGTAGGTATACGCTGGCGCGTCTACCGCTCCGTCCAGGGTCTGGACCTTAAAGTCTGTCATCGTAGGCCCCTCTTCCTTTCCTGGTGCCCTAAACTACACCCCTCTCGTGTACTTAACCAAGGCACTTAGGGTCAGGTCGTGTTTAATCGTAGCGTTCATGTCCAGTGGCCTCCCTTCAGTGGGGTCGCTCACCTCACCGACCGCCGCCAGGGCTGGCAGGGTCAGGTCCGCTGTCGCCGACACCTCGGGCTTGACGAACGTAGCTGTCCCGCTGGCCTGAAGCGATGGCAGGGTTATATCTGCCGTCGCCTGATCCGGGTGCTGCGCCGTGCCTGACGCAGTTAGAGCGGGCAGGGAAATGGAGGCCGTGGCCTGGACCTCCGGCTTCACGAACGTAGCTGTACCGGACGCCTGGAGCGCGGGCAGAGCGACTCCCGCAGTGGCGCTAAACTCGGGCTTAACGAAGGTCGCGGTACCCGCAGCCACTAGCGCTGGCAATGTCAGGGCCGCCGTAGCCTGGTCGGGGTGCTGCACCGTACCCGTGGCCGTTAGCGCGGGCAATGTGAGCGAGGCGGTCGCCGACACCTCTGGCTTAACGAACGTCGCCGTGCCAGACGCCAGGAGGGCAGGAAGGTCCAGGGCCGCCGTCGCGTCGTGCTGCTGGAGGGCGTGGGTGGCGGTCCCGGAAGCGGTCAAGGCCGGTAGCGATAGGGCTGCGGTCGCCTGGACCTCCGGCTTCACGAACGTAGCTGTGCCAGAGGCCGTTAGCGCAGGTAGGCTAAGGTCTGCGTTCCCTACGTTGTCCGCGAGTATGTGTGAAGCCAAGCCAGAGGCCGTCAAGGCTGGCAGGGTTAGTGATGCCGTCGCCTGAACCTCGGGCTTAACAAAAGTTGCGGTGCCCGCCACAGTCAGGGCGGGCAGGGCTACGGAGGCCGTCCCCTGCGAGTGGGGGAACTCCGCGGTACCGGACACCTGGAGCGCAGGAAGGCCGAGGCTCGCTGTGGCGCTGAGTTCAGGTTTGACGAAGGTGGCCGTACCGCTGGCGGTAAGTGCGGGAAGTGCCACCGACGCCGTGGCCTGAACCTCCGGCTTCACAAACGTAGCTGTACCCGCAGCCGTGAGTGCCGGGAGGTCCGGTGTGGCCGTGGCCTGAGAATGAGGAAATTCAGCCGTCCCCGCAGCCGTCAAGGCCGGGAGCGTGAGGTTGGCCGAAGCCGAAGACTCGGGCTTCACAAATGTTGCCGTACCGCCTGCTGTGAGGGCTGGCAGTAGAAGGGCAGCGGAAGCCTGGTCTGGATGCTCGACAGTCCCGCTGGCTGTCAGTGCGGGGAGGCTGAGTGATGCCGTGGCCTGAACTTCTGGTTTAACGAAGGTCACTGTACCGCTGGCAGTGAGCGCCGGAAGTGATACGGACGCCGTGCCGTTCGACTCTGGAGCCGCAGACGTCACCGTACCAGACGCAGTCAGCGCCGGTAGGTCGAGCGACGTGGTCGCCGACACCTCTGGCTTAACGAACGTCGCCGTGCCCGCCGCCGTGAGGGCGGGCAGGTCGAGCGACGCGGTGGCGTCATGGTCTGGGGGTACGTGGGTCGCCGTACCGGAGGCGGTCAACGAAGGAAGTGCGACAGAGGCCGTAGCGTTGTTTTCGCTACCCTCCGTGTACTCCAGGACCAGCGTGACTTGGCCGACCCCAAGGGCGGCGTGTTGAACCTCGGGGAAATCACACCCGCCCTGATGGTCGTCGGTCGTTTCGACCATCCCAAAAGCCATCCTACCGACCGCCGTCTTGGCCGCTTCGATGATGGCATAGGACCCACCGGGGAGGGTGATAACCGCCTCGCCTTGGGTGCGAAATGCAGTGATCCCAGTAACGGCTGGAGTGCCACCCTCTGCGCGAGAGTAGGCATTGGTGGCGCTGTCGTTTTCGGCGTCCCCCTGACCGTCGCTGTCATAATAGTGCAGATTCCATAGGGAGTTCGCCGCTTCGGCAACGTTCCAGTGTCCCCACATATAAAAAGCGAGTTTCGCGCTGGTGATCTCCGCGTCGGCGGGTAGGTCGGTCAGATCGAACTGCCAGATACCTTTGACCTGGCCGTCGAGAGAATCGTTATAGCCTACATAATCGCCATCATCAGCGGGATGCTTGCCTGGGTTCGCGATTTCAACGTCCGCGCTATACTCCATCAGAACAGCGAGATCGTAGGACGGGGTTCCGACTGTGTAGTCGATGTCCAGCGTAGCCGCTGTTCCGTCAGAGGCGTCATCGAAATAAATGAAATCGTCACCAGCCGACCCACGGTTGTCCAGAAGCAACAGGTTGAGGGCGTTGTCGGGTACCCAAGCGATCAGGTCAATAACGTCCTGCACCTCATCCGTGAAGTCCTCGGTCACGCTCCCGGTTGTGGTGCCATTGGTGTAAGCGTGGCTGGCCGCAACCGGGGTCCGATCATTGGGCGGTGTTGAACCATTACCAACCGGCCCTGCACCGTGGCTCAATTCAGCCGTACAAACGATCTGGGAGTTTGGGTCACCTGACGCAGCAAATACATTTATAGTTAGCGTGGCATCCGTGATCGTATCGCCATGCTCAATGTCGGGGATAATGAACCGCAGGGCCGTGTCCAGGGTGGCAGTTTGGGTTCCATAATACCCGGCAAAGAGGTAGGCATAGGCTCCGTACCATGCACCGCCCCATGCCCAGCGGTCATTGGCGTCTATGACGGTTTGGGTGGCGATGGAGGCCATTAGACCCGAAGCTCCAGCGGATAGATGACGTCGGTGCTAGGCGTAGCCAAATGAGTCGCCAGGTCTAACACCAAGACCTGAACGTCACCGCCATCGGAAAGGATGAAGTCCGTCGTCGTGGTGATGGTTTTTGTGCCGTCGCCGTTGTCTACCTCGGCAAGCCCATAGGATACGTGGAGCCGCCGTCGTGTATTGAGAGATCGCCGTGTCGGGTCCGTGACGACCCGGTCCACGTTATCCCGCCCGTAGTCGTCCCCGCCCCGGTCCAGGACCAGCCCAGACCCCACAGGCAGGATCACGGTAGAGGAGAAGCTAAGGGGGTGCCCCGGCCCCTTCAGGATCTTGAAGACGTCCACCCCATGGGGAGTTAGGGTCATCTTCACATCTAGGTTCGCTGCGACGTCCCTCCAGATCAGAACCTTCCCGTCAATAAGCGGCTTGTTCGATGGGGAAACGGATAGGCCCGAATCAACATCAACCCTCTCCCCGATGTCGGACGTGAACTGGTAAACCCCAGGCCCGGTCGCCTCGATGTGATAAGGGACCTTCTCGGCCTCCCAGCGGTTCCCTACCCTCACCCAAGCGGGATCGAGATCCTGCCAAGCACTGTCCTTCCAGTGGCTCGTGGGGGCGACGGACGTGCTGACCCGCCGCTTTTTCTGCCCGGAGATGGCGTCGGTCCACTCGTAAATCTTGTGGTTCCTGCCACGTCCAACCATGACGGCACCGGGAGGGATAGGCTTCGCCATTAGGCCCCCAGCGTCAGATGTTCGAGCTTGAAGCGGCACTTGGCCTGATCTATTTCAGCCGCCGCCTTCTCTGGGTCAATCGGCCAGCCCAGCGACCGATAGACGCCCAAGGGGTCAGCCAGGAGGTCTTCCCGATAGCGAACTGTGGCAACGTGAACCATGTCCCTCCTGGCCCGGATGTGGTTTTCCATGCTTCGAATCCGCGCTGCGTACCGCTCCATTTGAGCCTCAGCGGTGTCGAAGGTGAGCCAGGCCGGTGCCCGGTTCCGATCTCCCATCTGGGCAAACATCGCGTTCCAGCTTTGGCGGATTTCTTCCGGGTGGCGGGTGAGGATAACGACCTCGTAGGCGGCTGGTTCTAGGATACAGAACCTCTTCTCGTGCAGCTTCAGCGCCACACCACCAGGCCGGTCGTGGGCCAAGGGGAAGTCCGGTTCCGCAACCTGCCCCATGCCTGGCTCCCAATAGCGTTCATTGGCCCTGAAGGTCGCCGTGTCGAGTGCCCGGTTCCGGCGCTCGTCCACGGCAGGATCGAAGATGACGGGAAGCCCCCCGGCGTGCAGCCCTTCCACGAACCCCGAGGTGCCGCTTTTCTCAATCCCACCCGTCAGGTAAAACAAACGACGCTCCTAAAAAAAGGACAGACGAGTCCCCCCGTCTGCCCTTGATGTGGTGTGTTTCTCAACATCCTAGCTGCCCACCTGGTCTTAGGATTCAGGCATGGTCACCGTAAACGCGGTCACCGTGACGACTCCACCAGCCACGATCGAAGAGTCGTCAAAGCTCAAGTCCCCCGAACCCTGTCCGCAGGACCCATCTAGGCGATACGTGTCGCCCGCATCCCTCAATCTGAACCAGGTTGTGGTACCAGAGGCGTTGGCGCTCGCGTCCTGCCAGGTGCCGTTCTTAGCTACCGCACCTGCCGCTGCGGCACCAAAGGCCGTGGCTGGCAGGGTGATGCTCGCAAGCAGCGACCCGGATGCGGCCGTGTCGGCGTCAGCGGGCTGCGCCCCGTCTCTGACCTCCAGGACCCCGCTGTCAAAGAACGCGGCGAACGCATCTGCGAGGGCGTTTACAACGCTGGTGTCAACTCTTACCGTCATGATTCCCCTCCTGGGGTTGGGTCAACTCTTACCGTCATGATTCCCCTCCTGGGGTTGGGTCAACTCTTCCGTCTTAATCTACGCCCGACACGTCGTCGGCAAAAGCGATTTACGGACCGCGCCCTCCGGCGATCAACGTGTCCGGTGCGATATGGGCCTGCCCGACCGTCTGGCGCATGTGCTCTGCGAGGTTCGCGTCGATCCTGTCCACCTTTGCCTCGAAGGACGGGGGTGGAATCTGAAGTGTATCGATGGTGGCCTGAATCTTGTCGATGGCAGTTGAGTCACGAGCGAAGTTTCTTTCCACATCCTCCCTGAAGCGCTCTACGTTCATTATCAGGCTATCAATGTCCCGCATGGCAGACAGGCTGGCGTTGGCGCCGCCGATTATCGCGGCGGTGACCAGCATCGCCACGATTCCCAGGGCCCACTTCGCAAGGTACCTTCCCCAACTGTCCCCGTTTCGTGACATGCTTTCCCTCACTGTCTTCGTGGGAGCGTCCGCCAGGGGGGTGGCGTTGGTGCCCATGCTTGCCTCCAGTTAGGCGGGGCAGTTCAGGCCCTTCATCTTTGTAGCCCAAGAGCCATCACCGCCCGTGTTAAATTTAATTCGATACCAGTTGTCACCAGTAGAGGGAGTGAGGTGATTGTAATACTCAACCCCGGCCCCGATAGCGGATTCCAACAATGTCATGTCCCCAGGATCGGCAGAGATGTCCGACCACTCCAACCGGAAGGTGCTGCTAGTGTTTCCACCGTTGTCCCAGGTCAGGTCAGCCCGCTCGCTCGTCGGGCAATTAGAGTCGTCGAGCACACAGTCGAAGTCGAGCGGCGCGTTCGGCCAGGTGGTGCCAGACACCGCAGAGGAGGGGGCGGACAGCACGTCGTCCAGCGTGTCCGAGTCCTCATTCGACGGGGAACTGGACTTGCCGCAGTCATTGAGCGCAATCGCACGGTAGAAGAACGTCGGCCCCTCAAATGTCACAATCAACTTGTAGAAATATTCCGTCTCTGGACTGAGCCCACCCCCACCGTCGTCGTCGTCGTAGGGGAAGTCCACGAAGTCCAACCCGTCCTCGACCAGATTTCCAGGACCGGGCGTGAACCCGGAGGACAAGTCTCGGTACAGGGCGTATTCTAAGGCGTCCGGGTGGGCCGAAATGTCAACCTGGAGCGTGTCACTAGCAATCGGGTCCACGGAGTCGATGGTCGCTGTTCCAGCCGCCGTTCCGAGTCCGTTGTCGTCGTAATGCTCTACGGCGGGCTCAATCGTGTTCGACAACAGTGTCCCGGTCCCTGGAGGCGTAAACGTGGAAGGGTGCCGATAAAGGGCGATGTTGTGGAACAGCCCGGCAACCGGATCGGTCCAATCAATGTCCATGTCGTCGTCTGGGTCGCCAGAGTCCTTGACTACCGTAAGGCCGGTAGGTGCGTCGGGCGAGCTACTGTACTGAACCGCCTCGCCGTCCCCCATCGTGTCGTAAGCCGATTCCCCTACTGCGTTCTCCGCCCTCACCTGGAACACGTACTCGTATCCGTCCGATGGCGTGAAGTCGTAAGACTCGTCTTCGGCGGCTGGCTCATCCTCGAAGAACCAGGAACCAAAGGCACCGCCGCACTCCCGCTCTTTGTATTCAAGGCGGAAGTTGTCTTCGTTATCCGACATGTCCGTCCAGGTGACCTGCAAGACGGAGCCCACCTGAGAGGCAGCGACGTCCTCTGGAGCGTTCGGGGCCAGCCCTACTACGGTGGTGTTTCCGGTGACGCACGGCCCCTGCGAGTCGGGGTTGTATCCGCAGACGGCGTAGTAGATGATGTCGCCATCAACGAAGCCACCAGCATGGTCGTACTCCGTCGTCGGATCGCCTCCACCGGCTGGCCATGGATCGAAGGTCCCGTCAGCGTTTGTGGGAGGATCTCCGGTGAGGGCCGCATTCTTTTTCCAATAGACCTTGTAATCCAACGCCTCGGGCACCATCGAATTCATTCGGATGAGAGTCGAGACGGCGTCAGAGATGTCGTCTTTCGGGTAGTCGGTCCACCAGGTCGGGGGAGCCGTGACCGGCGAGTACTCGGTGGTGCCGGTTGCCTGACCCGAGACTGCCCCTATGTGACCATAATTGAAGGGAGTCACCCGATACCAATACTTCGTGTTGTCCTGACGCCCACCGTCAACGTAAGGGCTTCCGGCCATCACGGTATCAATGAGAGCCCAAGATCCAGGCGATCCACCGGAGTCCGGTGCCCGTTCAATGTAATGATAGGGGGCGAAGCTTGGGTGCGATACTGACCACGTTAGGGTCAGAGAGTTGTCCTCGTCGCCTACTGTGGGGTTGACGGCCAGGCCAGATGGCTGCTCTGGGACAGGATGGAAGAAGGCCGGTCCCTGCGCTGGAAACACCATCAGCCGAACATGATTCCGGTAATGAGGGTGCCGCCTATATTCATGCAACAGAGGAGCATTATGTGATCGGCCCCGAGATTGTAAGGGGTGAACGGCCCATTCCCGTAAGCGCAGTTCCATCCACTCGCAAGCGTTAGATCAACGCCCGCCGTATATCCCAGGCACCTCAGCACAAAGGTTGCTCCATCCGGCACGTTCAAGGGGGCGGCGATGGTACGGTCTACGGTAAACGTCGTAGTCTGGACCGGGCCATCAGCGTAGTCGGGATTGTAGTCCGAGGTCGCGTTGGCGAAACTCGCTGGAACCCCAAGCACCTTCTCGTCGGTGCCAGACCTGGTGACCTCGAACATCCCGGCCAGGGTCAGGTTCGGCCCGCCGATTAGGGTGCCAGCTTGATTATAGATGTTCACCCCAGCACCGGACTCTTCCGCTGGGAAGACGTCGGCCTTTACCCACGAGCCGGAGGTGCCCGTTCCACCAGCGCCGCTCCACCCTCTCACCCTCACCGGAATCGCTTCATCAGCCTGCGCTGAAGTGAAGTATCGAACGGCCACGTACTCGTCTCGAAGCTCGTGGTCGGTGTCTGCCGCGATGTCACTCGTGTAGTTGTAGCCACCGGAGTCGGGAACTGGCGGGTCCTCGTCACCACCCTCTACCTCGAACTCGATGGACGCAACGTCAGACCCGACAGCGAGGTGCAAGAGGATCGTGAAAGCGGCCCCGGTATAAAGTGACGGCTTCCAGTCGTAACCCACCGCGACCGCCAACGGAGCCAGGGCGCCCGTCTCACCACCAGCGTTGTACTGGATCTCGCCCGTGAAGTCGCTCGCAGCGGGCGAAGACGTGCCCGTACCACCGGCCCCGGTCCAAGCCCTGGCCCTGACGAAGAGGGTCTGACCGTCAGTCAGGACGCCTCCGCAGTTCGTCACTCCACTCTGGCCGTTCACCGGAGTCTCTGGGGTGCCGTCTGTGAAGTCGGCTGGCATGTCCGTAGCGTCGATGATGAACTCAACGGAGCCGCTGGACATATCTGGATCACCCGACCAAGACAGGCGAGGCTGGGTGCCGACCAGAGTCAGGCTGAACTTGGCGTCGGGGATAGCGTCCAGGCCGAAGTTGTGGGAGCCGATGATCCAGGCGTCCCCGTTACCGTCCTGTAGGTCCACGCGATAGGCGTAGAACAGGATCGCCGAGTGCTTCCCGCCCAACGCTACCCCCGTAGTGCTGGTGTACGTGTAGGGATCGGATTCGTCCACCTCTCCGCCGTTACCGGCCCAGTCGTCTCCACCCGCCTCTGGGTCGTCGCCGGGGTCGAAGTCTCCGCTCCCGTTGAAGGGGAGGAACGCGGTGCCCGTAATGAGTCCACTCGGGTCATTCGGGAGGAGGGTGATTTTCCCGTAATTGGAGGCCCGGAAAGCCTGGACGCCCATGGTGGGCGGAACGGTGTCGTTAGCCTTGACCGTGTGTCGCCAATCGTCATCGCACTGATTCCCCCCCGCCGCCACTTCGCTCCACGCTCTGACCCTGATATGGAGAGCCTCTGTCGGCAGTAGGTCCACCACGAGCGTAGTCAGGCCCGAACGGGAGTTGACGATGGTTCCGCCGCCGTCCAACTCGACCTCGCTCGGCATGTCGTCTGGCGGCTCCCTCGCAATCAGGTATTCGACACTTTTCGTGTCCTCATCACCATCATGGCGGAGGTAGACCACCGGGCCAACCACCGTCGCGGAGCATTTGATACTGGGGATGAAGTCCTTGTCGAACTCGAAGCTGTCCACCACCCACGTACTGGTGACACCACCGTCCGTGCTGTACCGGAAGGCGTAAAACAGCGTGGACTTCCTGCCCTCGACCAGGGCAACGCCCGTAGAACTGGTCAGGTTGTAGCCGGGATCTGCGGTGACGTCCCGTTCGTCCCACGGATCGTCCGGGTCACCTGGATCGAGTTCGTTTCCGCCCTGGATCGGCTGGAACGCCGTTCCGTTGATGAGATTCTGGGGGTCGTTTAGCTCCAGCACGACGTTGCCGACAGCGCCGACCTGAGTTGGGATCGCCTTCACGGTCGGGACGATGGTATCGGACCCGAGGTAGATGACGAACTGCATGGCCTCGCTGGCCATGGAGGCTTCCTGGGTTGTGTCGTCCGTGGCCGAGGTCCGGTAGAACTGGCCCTCCACACACAAACACTCCCCGGAGGCCAGCACATACGACTCAAGGTCCTGGTAGTTGAACGTGTTGCCGCTGTACTCTGAGCCCAGGCCGTCGTCGAATGCGATGCTGTCCCAGGACTCGCTCCCGACGTCCACCTTCTTGACCCTGAACCTCCAACTCATGCAGTCGGAGTCGATGGCCTGCGGGATGATGACGGGGGTGCCGTCCTCCTCGGTGGAGTAGTTGAAGAACCCAGCGGGGCGAGCGTTCCCGTCAACGTAGACGCGGCCGGGGTCGTCGGCGGGCCTGAACATGAAGCCGGTGGCGTCCACGGCGTTGAATAGGATCACCTTCCTCGTGCCGCCCTCTGCTGGCTTCACGACTTCCACACTGATGTCGTAGGGGTCCGCTACTAGGCCGGAGGTGGTGTAGTCACCGGGCCAGGTGGGTTCAGCGTCGCCCTCGTCGATGACGATGTATCCGAAGTTCACCTGCGCGGAATCGTCCGTAGCGACAAACCGGACGCCCTCCTTGGTCACATCGTCGGGGATGTATGGGAACCAGACGACCCTCGGGTTGTTGTCCGCCTCGTGATAGGTGTACCGGAGGACTGTTATTCCGCTTTCCCCCTGCGTGCAGGCATCGTCCAAGTAGAAGACGATCCCCACGTACCTTATCTCACCGTCCGCAGTAAAGGTGTGGATGTTTTCGCCTCCGACAGCCACACCGTCCTCGGTTAGGATGTTGCCCGTGGTTTGGACGTCGTTTTCGGTGGGCTCTGTATCAGAGTCCAGGTACTTACAGCCTGTCCCGAGGAGCCACCCAGGGGATAGATAGAGGTCGCCGTCGTCCTCGTCCAAGTGGGGGTTGCCGAACCCGATACCCGCTGTGATCTGCTCCTGCACCACGGGGGCCGCAACATAAATGTCGTACTCCGAGGTACCATCTGGAGTGACGTCCCACGCTTCAGTGACGGTGAGTTCCGTGGCCGTGTTCGATGCAATCACGCGAATCTGAGGATCGTCGGCATCGTACCCCGTGCCCGCGATGATCTCCACTGAGCACCCGTACCACTCATCAGTCGCCCACGCCTTCGCCGTATCGTTCAGGGTCGTGCTCGTGTTGCCCCCAGACGAGGTGCCATTGTCGATCGGGGCGTCTCCCCTAACCCCGACAGCGCTGGTCAGAACTGGGCGCACCTCAACCATGCCGACCCTAGAAGCACGGAAGGAGTGCTTCCTGGTCTTCGATATGCCCAACTCCGACCAGCTTGTCCAGGCTAAGGTCTGGGGATTCCGGTAACGCATCTCGATGATGACGTACCAGTTGGCATACTGCCACTCTGGCTGGTCCCAGTCCACCGTCACCAAGGGCTGCTCACCATCGAAATCTATATCGTGGTCGATGGCCACCGTGGTAACGTGAGGAGGAATCCCGTGAGGCGGCTTGAGCGTCGAGGAAATGTCAACTGAGTCGAAGTCGTCGGTCGGAAAATTCAGATAGACGTGGTCCCTTATGACCTCGCAGGTCAGCGAGTATGCAAGGCCCCCACCGTCCTCTATCCTTACAACACGGGCAACCTCGTTGGCGATGCCGCTAATGTCGTGATTGATGAGGACGATGTCGCCAATCTCCAGAACCATCCCCTCGATATTCAGGCCGGGGACGTAGAACTCGAAGTTCTGATCCAGGCCCTTTCGAAGCTCGTACCACCCGTTCCTGACGGCCTGTTGCCACTCGGTGGTGGCCTCCATTTTGACCGACTTCTCATTCAGGCCGAACTTGTCGTAGTGGTAATTGCCCTGGTCGTCTTCGTAGGTATCGGGAATAGGAACCGTCGCGTCCCTACCCTGGTCTTTCGTGGACTGGTAGCTCGCCACTACCTGGTTAGTTAGTTCGTGCAGGGCCGTCTTGTGGCGCACCTTGATGGGGCCGACGTTGTCGATGTTTAGTTCCAGGGCGTAGATGGCGAAGGTGCCGCCTACGCTCGGCGTCGGGCTAAACGCGCTCGATACGGTAAGGGTGCTGGCCGTGTTCGATGCGATGGTCCTCACCTGACCAGCCCCGGTCCCGGTGAGGATCTTCACCCTCAACCCCGTCAGGAGGCCGCTCACCCCACCATCTGGCCACGTAGAGTCCGTCAGGCCGTTCCTGGTACTCTCCGTGATAATAGTGGACGTTGCCCCCGTAATAGTGCCCTTACCCCCCGTGGGGGCGTCCAGCACGATACCGACCTTACCGTCCTTGGCCACCAAGGAACCACGGCAAGCCTGGAGGAGCATAGCCAGCACGTCGGCACGCTTCCCGGACTTCACGTACAAGTCAGACCTATACCTCTCGACAGAGATAAGACTCTTGTCGAAATCGTAGACCGAGATGGTGTCCTCAGCGTAGTCGGCCCAGTCGATAAAAGAACCGAGGTCCACAGAGCTTGTGGCAAGGCCAGCCGACCACCGATCGCTCTCATCTTCACGTTCGGGGGCCGTCAGGACGTCGAGGATCTGCCAGACGGGGTTCCGTGAGTATTCGTAGGCACCCGTTATGGGCGTGCTGCCGGAATACGCGTACTTTTGGACCTTCTTCCCCTTGTACTTGCACTGGATGTCGGGAGCCCTGACCGCCCAATAGCGAGTCCTCGCAAGGTATTTCCCAGGCACGGGTCCGAAGAATGGGTTCCACCCCACCGGGTACTGGTTCTCCCAGACTACGTTCGTGACCTGGGGCTCAAGGTCGTAATTCTCGGGAAGCTCCATGATGAAGTACCCGACATTCCTGAGCCCGCCATGCCCTGGGATCTCCTTGTCCCGGTCCCACTGTGGAAAGAAGTCCGAGGGAGCCTGAGTTTTCGTCCCCACGAGGATGTCGAACTTATCGTCCCAGCCCTGGTTGACGTAATACTGTGTGCTACGGAGCGTCGCCCCGTCCAAAAGGACGTCTTCCTCGACAGTGTCGATGGCGGTATCCAGCAGCCCCTCGCCAATCACACAGACAGCAAACGGCCCGTCCCTGGTCGAGTTCCAGGCTGCCCACGCCTTCGTGCCACCGCCAGCGCGTGAGTGAACGCCCACGACCAAGGGAGTCGTCCAGCGCGTACCGTAGGGGATCGGGATAATATTGCCAACCACCCCGTCCATTTGGGCCACAACGCCCTGCCGGGGCTCGGCGTACCCGAACTGCTCCCGGAAGTAGTCCATGCCGCCGAACTTGTCCTGCTGCCGAGTGGCCTCTGCGAACTTCCAGCGCCTACCGCACTCGCGGATTATGTCACGCGGACACCCCTGGTAGACGATATAGTCACCGGCCTGAAGGGTGCCGCTCCAGGACAGGGTTGAGTTCAGTTTGATCTGGGAGTTGGCCAAGTCGGCCTCGGTCACGCGGAGGTTCGAGTAAATCTCGGTCCCGCCCGTCTCAGCGCTGTACCCGCCCCGCCAGATCGACACGTAGTTGGACGGGTAGTCGCTCGGCTCCAGGGTCACCCCGGCCTGTCCTGTCTCCGCCGACCCCGTCAGTGGAATCCACGAGGTGTGGGTGTACGCGGCCCCGGTCTGGACCTGCGCGGACGAGGTGTATCCACAGTTCGAGTCCGCGCTGCCGAACTCCCACCCGCAGTGGTTCGTGATGATCCGACCGATGCTCCCGCCCCTGGCCATCCTGGCATCGGCCATGACGTTGATCGTCATCACCTCGGCGTCCACCTCGGGCCGGAAAATCGTGCCAGTGAACAGTTGGACGGGGCCCTCGAAGGTCGTGTAGCCGGGGTTCGTGGCGAAATACTGGCTTACCTCAACCAGGGCTCCATCGAAATCGTTCGCGTTATGGTACGAGGAGAAGGACCAGTCCGCGTTGTTCAGCTTCACCACGATATGGTCGAGGCCGTCCGCCGCGCTCACAACGATGCGGGGCATCTCCATGATGTCGCCAGTGTACGGCTGTGCGGAGATCGTCACGGCGTGCGTGGCCACAAAAAGCTCGGTGGCCCCGGAATCGACTAGCGTGATCTTGGCGACCACGACGGGGCGGCTCTGGTCCGCGTCCAGGATCGTCTGGATGGCCGCGCTGACGGATCTCATTACAGAACCTCAATCAATTCCAGGCCCACCTTTTCCGCCTCGTACAGGAACGTTTCCCGATCCATGCTGTCCATGTTGTAACGGCAGTCGTAGGCAACGTCGCTCAGGTATTCGTAATAATCGAAGTTGTAAAGCCTGCCCTCCTGGGCCAGGAAGTGTCCCCAGAGCGCGTCTGCGGCTGCTGGCGTAAGTTGGTCGAAGAGGATCTTGAAGATGCGCCTCACGGGCGCCTTCGCCGTCCGCTTCTCCTTGCCACCCCAGGACGTGTTCACGATTGTCTCGTGCGTCGCCTCGACCGAGTAGGAGTAGTCGGCCTCAACGGCGTCCACCCCTATCGGCAGGGTCACCGCAACGGCGGTGGACGGGAAGTCGTCCTGCGGATCAAACGGGTTCGACCCCTGTAGATAATCAGGTGCAGCCATTTAAGCCTCCTAGGCTGGCACGAAGGCCCCGTGGGCCTGCCCGCCTGTTGCCTTGTCCTCTCGGGCCACCAGGGAGATGCCCCGCCCGAACGCCACGGGGTTCCTGAGAACCAACTGCTCGAAGCTCGCCGCGTCCACGGCGTTGATCTCCACGTACCACGACCGCTTGTCCCCATAGGCTCCGGGACTAAACTGAGGGTAGTTCATGGGGCCTGGGGCCCCAGCACCCCCACTGCCGCCACTCTTGGCCGATTCCTTCATCCTCCCACCGATCGCCTTGGCCATGGCCTTTAGGACGATGCCACCAGCGATGAGCGCCGCAGCAGACGCCGGATTCGTGATGTCCTTGAAGAGTTCGCTGAGGAGGAGGGCGCCGATACCAATCTGCACCATGGCATCACCCATGATCTGGAGCATACCAGAGAACAACTGACCCACCGCCTGCGACAGGCTCACTCCCATGTCCGGCGTTATCATCGCAGCCAGGGCCTCGGCCACAACGTCGGAGCCCTGCTTGATAATCATCCTCAGAGTCTGCTCCAGCGCCTGGCTCAGGTCGTCTGGCTTAAGGCCCTCAATCGCACTGTTGATCCCACTCAGGATGCCCTTGAACGCATCCTTCATCGCAGGGGTCAGGGTGTCCTCTAGGATCTCCATCTGCTTCATGATTTTGTCTTTGAGGGCGAGGAGGGCTGTTGTCGCAACCTCGTCGTCCATACCCAGTTCCATCTGGAGCTTCAGTTCGGTGAACTCCTGGTTGAACCCATCGGTGATCTGGGAGTTTAAGTCCGCTATGAACTCCTCCAGGTTGGTGACGTGGGGCTTCAGGTTCATCCCTATGGCCTGGTCCAGTGGGTCTGTGGACCCGATAAGCTGCTCGAACGTGTCCTTCCAGTTGTCCAGCAGCGACTGCGCCCCACTCCTGGCCGCATCGGGGTCAATCAATCCAGCAGACAACCTGGCCCCCAGAAGTTCCAGCGGGGCGTCGATGCCTTCACTAAACACCTTCCCCCACCTGGCCATCAGGGCCTTGAACCAGTCTGTTATCTTGCCTTCGTCACCGCCACTAGTGTCACCAATACTGGTCGGAGCAAGCTCCATGTTTGCCATAATGTCACGGGACTGCTGCTCCATAAACGACCCCTGCGCGGAGTACACCCCGGCTATCTCCATCATGGCGGCCTTGATGTCGTCCGTCGTCTGCTTCAGAACTTCCTGATTGCCAGCCCTTTGGGCCTGACGCGCCCTGTTGATTTCTCTGGTGATGACCGCTAGTTCCTCCCTAACCTTCTGTTGGGCCAGCTTATCCGGGAGGCCCATGGCGAGAGTCCTGGCCCGGTCAACGAGTGGGCCCGCCCTCTCGGACTTGAAGTCCGCACGGGACGCTTCAACGCCGAGAGCGACCCCGAGTCCCCTCACCGACTGCCCTTGCTGGGCTCGGGTCTGGGCGTCCACTAGCTGGATGTTCTTTTCCAGTTGCTTGTTCGTGGTGCCAAGCTGGTTCGCGAAGTCTTGGTTACGAAGCGTCGCAACCCGAACCGCGTCGCCCTGGGACCTATGCCTCGCATAAAGAGCACCGAGGAGTCCGAGGACAACGCCAGCGCCCGTGATCCACGGATTGAAGCCCCTAACTACCCACGCAGCCATGCCAACCTGAGCCGTCTTGACGGCGGCAGAGATCGCGAGAATCTTCAGCACCAAGGCCCGCCCCACGATATAACTGAGTAGGCCAGCAATCGCGACATTGAGTCCGCCGATAGCGTCAGTGAACTTCATGACCACCACGACGGCGTTCCACATGGCCTCCACCATCCTGACAAGCTCGTCCCCGACCAGCATCACCTTATCCTGCAATTCACGGAGCCTAGCGGGGCTGCTCCTCAGTTCCATCAGCCAGTCCATGATGGCCTGAGTAGACTCGCGCAGCGGCACCATGAGGGCCTCCCCGATGTCGGCCATTACCACGAAATAGGCATCCTTGATATTGGAGATCACACCAATAACGGTAGTGGCTGACTCTTTAGCGAAGCCCTCGAATTTCTCTTCGATCAACTGGAAGATCGCCTCGGACCTGGACCCCAGTTCGGCCGCCAGCGCCTTGAACTCGGCAGGGGCGATAGCCAGGGTAGGGAGCGACCGAGTGATGGCCGTTGGGGAGCCCGCGATCACCTTACCTATCACCTCCGCAACTTCTTGGAACGTCCTCCCGGCCACGGCAGCAAGGTCGGTGATGAGGGGTAGGGTACGCTCCGAAATCTCAACGTTGAACGCCTGGAGGGTGGTCAGCCCCTGGAAAAGGTCGGGAAGCTCCAGCGGCGTCTCAATGGCCACCCGCTTTAGGAGTTCAAGCCGCTCGGCGGCGAGGGTCGCGTTCCCGCTCAAGACCACAAGCTGCTTGTTCCATAGCTCCATCTGCATGGGAGCCTGGGCAAGGGTAGTCGTGAACTCCCTCACCGCCCGCGTAACAGCGGTGATAACGAAGAACGCCGCCATGATGCGGACCATACGTCGGAACAGTGTTCCGAAGTTGTCCAGGGCGTTGCCCGCCCCCTTGATCTTGGTGCCGAACCTGTCGGTCCTAGCGCCCGCGTTCGCTACGCCCCTCTCGTAGGTTTTCGCGTTCGCGGTGACCTTCTTAATTTGACCACCGAAGTTCTTCATTCCGGCAGTAGCCGCCTGAAGCGGCGCCGACGAAAACGCCTTATGCACCCTACTGACGGACGTCGCCAGTCGGTCGAGCGCGTTCGCCCTCGCGGTAATCGTCTTTGCTGCGGAGCCCCCAAGATTGATAACAATGTCAGTCTTTGGCATGGCTGCTCCTAAAGCGGGATGACCCACGTATGCGAGGTATGGGTCGCATCACCCACGAGGAACGCCTTCTCCCAAAACCGGAAGACGGCGTCTGCGGTCTTCTGGTTGTACCCAATGGGGTTCCTGGGAGGCACCTCCGCGCCCGGAACCTTGGCGCCCAGCGACTTCCTCAGCGTCTCGAACCGCTCCAGGTTTAGCGCAGCGAGCGTGCCGTAGTTGAGTTCGATGCACCTTCTCGCCTTGTGCGTAGTCCCGCCAACATGAATCGACGTCGCGTCACCCAGCCTGCCGCCGATGTGCTTGTAGGTGTGCCCAGTGGCGTAATAGGGTCGGGTACTCGAAATGCCGCCGTCCTTGCGGATGCCAAGCGTGGCCTTCGAAGGGGGGAGCATGGGACCACCTGGATTTGGGGCCCCTTCCGCAACGAAGCCTTGGGCGTTGCGACCCATGTCGATGTTCCTCCTGATCCCCGCAGCGACGCGCTCGGCAGACTTCTCCAGGAAGAGTTTCGTTTCGCGGTGGTGGCGTGCGAGCGACCTAACCGCCTGAACGAAAGGGTCTTCCATGGGTTGGAGCGCCACTGTGTCCCTCCCGCTTCTTCCTGCGTTCCTCTAGCCAGTCGTCTACGAGCCTCTTCGCCTCCGAGACGACCATGTAGCACGAGCAATAAATGGCGGGCTGCTCTAACCAGGGCTTCTCGTTGTAGAAGAACCGTGGCTGCATCCCCGAAATGTCCATCGTGATCTGCTCGATCACGGCCCGCGCCCACGCTGGCGTCGGAAACGACGCTGGGCAGAAGGTGCCGACCTTCCTCCCGCGCTTCACTCTAAGAAACGCCCTAGGGTGAACCTGTACCCCAGGGCGTTTAAGTACGGCGAACACCTGCTCGGTGAACTCCGTTAGTGCTGGAAGCATCTCTGCCTTGCTTTCAATCTGGACCTCCACCCCACCGTCCGCAAGGGTCATGGGGAAGGTGTCCGGGTCATCAAGACAGATCCTACTTGTTTGCACCCCGTCCAGTGGACAGCCGTCGCACGTCCCCTCCTTGCTCGTGGCAAGGAAGTATGCCGTCGCTGCCCACTTTAGGAGTTTTTTTCCTCCATCTCCAGATCGGTAGACCCCAGGATATGGGAGTCTACCCGGTCGGTAATCTCCGTGGGCATGACGTTCATGATGGCCACGATCTTCGGAGACTCCTCAACCGGGCTGTCGGTCGGGATGGGTGTCCCGTCTGCATAGCTCGCCTGAAAGCCCCTAATCAGATGGATGGACCTGACGGTCTGGGTGTAGAGGCGCTCAAGGTCTGGTATTTCCTTGGCCCTACGGCCTTTCCCGATCGTCTTGGTCATGGTCATGGACTGCTGGCGTGTCAGCCGCCTCTTGAACTCGAAACGAATCTCAAATTCGTCCCCGTCCTCATCCTCGCCACGAAACGTGAGAGGAGCGAGCCCTTCCTGCGTCAGGTCTAGCTTAATCACTTACTTCCCCCTTCGGGTTCTTCCTTCTTCTTCGCCGGGGCCTTCGTGGCCCCTGGCTTAGATTCAGGCTCCGATACTGCGTCCTCCTTCTTGGCTGACGCAGCCTCCATCTTCTTTCTCGCGGCCGCCACTTGAGCAGCGAACCGTACCCTGATGTGCTTGGGTTCAAGCTCAAACACATCAGGGTACGCCGCCCAAGTCTCGACCAACGCTTCGGGTCGGACCTTGGTCATGTCGCCTCCTAAGCGGTGTACGTTGAGGCGAGGGCCAACGTGGTGGCCCGGAAGAACGAGTTTGTCCTCGTATCGAAAACAGTGTCCAACTGTACCTCGACCAGTGGCGCCACCACGGTCGGATCAATTACGGCACGGAAGGGCACCTCCAAGGTCACGTCGGCGCCAACGTCTCCAGACGTCGGGTTGAAGGACTCGTGCAGCTTGCAGTAAGGCAGCTTGATGGTCAGATCCTGATTGGTCCCGCCCGAAAACACGACTTCAATCTCAAACTTGAGCCCGCCCACTAGGGCGTCCAGGAAGTCGCTCCCGACGTGGGCCATCCCAATGGTGCCCGTCACGGACGGACGGCCTGCTGTGGCCAGCGCGTTGTTCTCGTCGTACCCCAGCGCGTCCCGACCACTAATGCCGTTCACCATCTCAATGGTAAGGGAGTCCAGGAAGGGTCCATAGGTTGAAGATACGTCCCCGGAGTTAAGCTCCAGGGTGGTCAGGGTCATGTCTTCTGGAGTCAAGACGGGCTGGTCTGAGAAATTGCCGTTGATGCCCGGACCCCATGCCGCCTCGACTATATCCTCCACTTCGTCACCGGACCTACCGAAGCCGGAGAATGTGAAGTTGAGGTAGTTCTCCATCCCTCGCTGCACCTCAAACCGCAACATATTGGCAACGAAGTTCTCGATGAACGCGGCGTTGTCGGCGTCGCCAAGGTCGCCGTGGCCGTACAGGTACTCCAAACCTATGGAGTAAACGTCGGCCATCTCCACCTGCTCGTTGTAGGTGGCGGCACCGTCGTCGTAGACCCCCATCACCGCTCCGATGTGGTCTGGCTTCGCATCCAACATCCCGAACTGGTAGGTGCCCACCTCGGTCCACGGGGTCGTGAAGGTCGGGCTTCCAGCCCCAGGCGTGACGACGGTGTATTTTCGGTTGTGGAAGAAGGACATCAGAGGGAGGATCATGTCCTCAGCCCTGGCGTCGATAGGTATGGACGCTGTTGGAAACGTCCCGTGAACGCTCACTGTGCTCGCAGCCTGAGCGGCAGTCCCGGTGATTCGGTTCTCGGCATTGCGGATCGCCCTACCGACATTTATCTCCGGCGCCCCGGACAGGGTCGGAAAAACGCCACGCACCTGCTTGGTCGCAGACGCTCTGCCCAGATAGTGCTCTACCATTCTCAGGCCCGATTCGAATCCTCCGGGCATTTTTACCTCGCTTCTCTGGAGCTACCGCTCGCGGTGAAGATCATGGCTTGAAGACTACTGCCGTCCGTCACATAACTGGTCGGACCACAGGAGACTCCGCCCTGGTTTAGGAGAGACAACCGCTGGCCCATGAGGCTGTCGATCACCTCTTTGGTCGTCACGGTAATGTCGCTCCCTTGGTCGTCTTTGGGTCTGCTACTCATCGCGCCCATTTTACGAAAGAGCACGACGATTAAAGCATGAAAATCCCAAAGGGTGGTCTGACCCAGGCCAGGTGAGGGAACCATGGCGGGCGAGGCGGGCATGATGCGAACGCCGTAACGTCCCGTGCCCAACGCTTTTCTCAGCACCTCTGGGGCCGTGTCCGCGTCTGCGTCCACCACGTCCACCATGCCGCTGAGATATGCCACCTGATCTACGATCCTATCTTGAATCGCTTCTAGGAATTCGTGGAGTCTTACGTCGCCCTGTGGCATGGCTCCTCCTTCTCTTAGGGGGAGGACCTGTGGAGATAAACCGCCTTGCCCCCACCGGCCGCTGCCTCTGGTTCGGAACCGAACGAGAACGTGCCGTCCTCGACCCCGTTCCAGATTTGGTTGAGTCGAATGCGAATCCAGGCCCACTGCTCGTCGAACGCCTCGCCAGCATAAATGCCGGAGACGCGAGTCCACAGGGCCTCGTAGACGTTTAGCTCCACGAGAATTTCGGCGTAGTCCCCGTCATCCTCTACCGCGATGGGAATGATCGTGAACCGCTCCATTCCAGAGAACCGCTCATTGACCTTCTTCGCCGACCTGCGTAGCGAGTCAGTAGCCTTGGTTTCGTCATGCTCCCACAGGTCATCTATCGCTGTGGGCACGTAAGCACGAACATCATCGACAGTTGCGTATGCCTCGAAAGACATCGTCCGCCTTTACTCCTTCTTGGCCCTGGGCTTCATCGGGGCAGGCTTCCTCCTGGAGGGAGGCGCCTTCACCGGCTCCGGCTCGGGCTCCGGCTCGGGCTCCGGCTCCGGCTCGGGGGCTGGCCCCTCTGGTCGCTTGGTCACGTCCTCAAACTTCAGGACCATGTCACCAGACTGCCACCGTTCGCAGAGATTCTGGGCGTCGATGCCCGCTAAGTCAAAGATGGCCTCCATCAGGATGCCATCGACGCGATCCTTAAACCTTGTATCGGCGCGGTACCGTTCGTCAAACGTCAGTCTCGCCATCAGTCTTAATCCTCGGTGGCGCCCCAGGGGAGGGGCGGGAGTGGGGTGGGGGCTCGCCCCCCACCCCGTCCGGTTAAGGGTTAAGTGATGTCGGGCACAGCATAGGCACCGGCATCAACAAATCCGACCGCCGCCGAGATCCGGTTGTAGCAACCGAACCCGTAGAAGTCCACCCAATAGGAATCCTTGAGCGGGAACTCCCTGTCGTCGAACCGATGGATGCCCCTGAGAGCGGCCTCCTTCGGCACTCGCCGACGCAGCGGTGCAAAAGCGTTCCTCTGGCCAGGCTTTTCAACGGTGCTGGCGAACCCGATGTAATAATTGTCAGGCAACCACGGCACTTCGCGAATCCAGACCTTGGAGGCGCTGTTCCACCCGAGGTACCTGTCGCCATCGACCTTCGCCCAGATTTTGTTGATGTCGGACACCATCTGGTCGTTGGCTTTGATGTGGTTCGTGAAGGCAATGACCGTTGACTTCAGGTTGGTGGGAATCCATACCTCGATGTGCCCACCGTAGCCACCGATGGACCGCGCTTCACCGAACCCATGCTCCCGGATCTCGGTGGCGAGGAGGGTTAGGTCGGCCTCATCAAAAGGCGTCCCATTGGCCATGTGGTGGTCGTGGGTACCGTCGAACGAGTTCCCCTGCCAAGGCGGAGGCGTGTAGTCAGCGTCGTTGCCAACCAGCGGCTTGACGGCGAGGTCCCCGTCCTCCTGGAAGAGGGTGTCGCTCCAGGTGTAGGCAGTGTTGCTAAACAATGCCCGCAGAGCGCCCTTGTAGAGGCCCATGAGGTGTCCACTCATGATCTCTTCAAAGGTGTTCAGAAGCTCCATGTTCGTGGCCTTCGCCAGGTAGTCGTAGCTCCAGCCGCTCCGCATCTCGTACTTGTAGATCGGGTACCCGACCCCAGTGAGGCCAGATACCTTCCGACGCCTGGGACGGCCCGTCTCGGTGGCGTCTTCCCACTCACCGATCTCGTTGTGCTGTCCGATAAGAGCAGCACGATCAGTGGTGGTAATGGCGAGCCCGCCAAGAATTAGGTCCGTAGCAGCGTTGCGTGCCTCCTGTCTCGCATCAATCATCTCGCGGATTCTCTCACGAGACAACTTCTCAATGTCCATCCCCTGGACAGTACCGCCGAGAAGATCCGGGGACAGGTGGATTCCATAAGACGTGTCAGCCATGGTAATCTATCCTTTCCCCTTACAGGCTAGGCATGGCAAGCTCGATCTGCGTGGCGTTGATGGCCACTCCGATCGCCTTGCCGTTCTTGGTTCCTGCTACACCGTCGTAGAAATCGGCGGTGAGGCAGTCTGACGCATCGGTCATGTCATCGGTGTTCGCCGTCCAGGCCGAATCAGCTTTGGCGTTGATCGTGATGTAGCCGAGTGCGGCCTTATCAGCGTCAGCGGCGGGCAGTGCGGCGACCGCGAGTGCCTCCGAAGCATATACCTGGTCGGCGAGTCCACCGGCAGCCTTGGTGCTGACTGTACCGGAGATGTTCACCTGAACCAGCCATGCGCCCCAGAAATCACCTGTTGCGGGAGCCACATTGATGGTATCGGCCAGCGTGAACGTAATGTTGTCCGCAGCGGCCTTGGTAGCGGGCACCCCGTTGATAACGAACTCAGCGGTGGTGGTCGTCTTGAACTTCGTCGCGTCGGCCCCGGAAATAAGCAGGGTGCCGATGCTCACGAGCCCGTCCTCTGGATCTCCGTCAGCGATCGCGCCCGCAGTCAGCGAGTTATAGAGAACCGTTCCGGCCGTGAGGCCGGTAAAGCCCTCCATGATCCCACGCTTCCTTACGGTGACACGATAGCCCGCGCCCCCAGCGGTCGTCCTGACTGCCTTGAACGACTCTACCATTCCAAACGGGTTAGAGAGCCCGCTGGAGAGAGCCGCGTCGCAAAGATCGACTTCGTCGTTTCCAGACACGGCGACGATCTTCCCGGCAGTGGGGGTGAAACCAGAGGCGGCATCCATCGTTGTAACCTCAGACGCAGCGCCTTCTACGGCACGCACCGAGGCTGCAACAACAGTAATGTCAGCCATAGGTCAAACTCCTACTCGGATTGTTTCGTTAGTCCAGCCAGTTCGGCTTCACTCTGCCCCATCGGGCTCCAAGCGAGGTCCTTCGCCACCGACCTGCTGGCGTCTCCAGTTCCCGTCTCGGCCGGGCTGCCCTCGTCTCCTTCGGACAACTCGGTCGCACTCCTCCCAGAACCAGACACGGACAAAACGGCGTTCACGATCTTCAGCCTTCCCAGGAAGTCGTCCTTGGGCATGTCCTCCAGAAGGGATTCGATGGGCTCCTTTACGGCGTCACCCATCTCCTTCACTTCCTTCATCCGTTTCAGGTAGGCCGCCTTCACATGAGCTTGATACTTCTCAAGCAACGGAACCCTTTCGGCGGCCGCCTCCAACTCCATCAGCCGCTCGGTTTTCAGATCCTCCTCCGACTTGTCCTTGTCCTCAAGCTCCTTCAACTTCTCCTTGAGGCCGGGGACTTCCTCGACGAGTTTCTTCAGGTCCGTGTTCTCTTCACGCCTTGCCTTGGACTCAGCCCTGAGTTCCTTCACGTAGGCGATCAGTTCGTCATTTGAAGACTCCTCCAGCTTCTTCTTGCTCTGGCTCTCTTCGCCGTCACCACCGTCGCTGGTATCGGTGCTTGAGGTGCCATCGTCAGTGGCATCTCCCACCTCACCTTCTTCAGTCTTCTTTACTTCCTCTTCAGCCATCGTGGCCTCCAGTTGGACTAGCTTTCGGGCTGGGAATTAGACCTCGCCGTCGCGTTGGGGTCTGCGGTACGCCCAGCTTCCGGCTCACCTGCCTTTAGGTCCTCCTCGATCTCGTCCTGCATTTCATCAAGCTCTGCCTCAGACGCCTCGGGATGCCGCTTTCGTAGCTGCTCGCGACGCGCCTCCAGGCCAGCCTGCGTCTCGATCTGGTCCTTCTGGGCCTCGGTGTAGGTGTCTACTCCAAACCCCTCGGCGGGCCAGGTCACAACCACGCGGGAGTCGATCAACGTTTTCGCAGCAGCCTCTGGGAGACAGTGGAAGGCCGTCATGTCCCTTACCGACTGAAAGAGGTCGCTCTCTGCCTTGTTGGCCGCAAGAATCTTCCTACGCCGCCTCCGCTCGCTCCTGCCCTGTAGGCGACCCAGCGCCGGGGATGACCGTAGCTGCCCGAGGCCGCCACCACCTTGGCCACCTCGCTCAACCTGCGACAACCCTAACGCCTCGTCCAGCATTTGGTGAATCCTGGAATCGTTGAGGCCGACATCCCCTAGGTCGGCAGGTGCAGCCACCTTCAGGATCTTCGCCAGCGGGTCCTGGGCCACGTAGGCCACGTTCGGGCCCCGCTCTAGGACTTGCCTGCCGCTCGCATCCTCCCGCATCGGGGGGTCGAACGCAACGTAGAGAGTCTCCGGGAACGCATGGCTCCTGGAGATTTCAGCGTTGGTATAGGTGTTCTCAAGGAGAAGCATCTGGGCCGCCATCGCGTCTTCGGAGTCTGCGATGTCGGACGGGTTGCGGAACCACGAGAAGAGGGTCCGCACGTCACCGTACCGATTCACGCCCCTCCACGAGTGTTCCTCTTTCTTGCTGCCCAGCCACCGAAGCCAGAGGTCGTCCGTGATAAGTTCGGTGATCGTGCCCCTCTCGCCCGGATAACAGTCGCCCTCGGTCAGCGAGGACATGGAGTCATTCATCGGCTTCTTGTACCAACGGATGACGGCACCTAGCTCGCGAGGGGTCTGCGGGTGGGGGATGGGAATCACCTGGAGGTTGTCTAGGCGCTCCAGCCATACGCAACCACGAGCGCGGTGGGTCGCCCTGTCGGTATCCGTCTTGCCGAAAGACCGAAGGCGCCGCGCTGCGCCGTCGAGCCAGAGGTTCATGATGAGGGCGCCACGCTCGGAACCGACCACCCTCCACGAGTCCCACATAAAGCTGGAGATGTCGTTCTTCCTCCAGAAGCGGTGGGTGAAGTATTCCTCCAACCACTTCCTGTCCTCCTTCGAGGCGGTCGCCCACTCTTCCCACTCAACCCTACGATGCACAGAAACGCCGACCCCTGATGCGTACAGGGCGTCGGCATGGGTCAGGACTCCCTCGCGCAAGCGGTTCCACGCGAGGTCCCCCATCCTCTCCGCTCTTATTTCTTTGTCGCTGGGGTCTTCGTCGGGCCAGTCGGGAATGTAATAATCCCCGTGGTTCAGCCCCGTACCTTGAATCTGGTCGCCGTTGTAAAAGTCGCGGAGCTTCTGGATCTCCTCACGGTAGTCGGCGTAACTTTGATACGCCTCGTCAACCACCTTGAAATAGGACCCATCGGGGTCGGATGTTGAAGTCCTAACGGCACCAAAGACATTTCGCGAGATTTCAAGAGCCTTAGAAAGCAGACTGCCCATGCACGACTCACAATGTCTTTTCCGGCCAGGTTGCCACTGCCACGCTCACACGTTAATGGCTCGCCCGTTGGCCTGCAAGGCTATCGGCGGCGGACGGCGTAGGACCGCCTCCCCGGCAGGGGCTCGTCCTTTCTCCAAAAACGCCACCTCCATTTACGGAGCCGCAAGTAGACCACCAGGTCCTCCCCGACGTTCACCTCGCCTACCATCTCCCACCCGTGAGAGAGGTGGTGGGCTAGGCTCGCTTCGGCCTGAACGTTGCCCTCCGACCCCACACCCTTGCCGGAGTTCAGCCGAATCTTCACGATCTCGTATCTCATTTATCTCGGAATCCTCAGCGCGAACGCTGGCGCGGCCTGGACCCTGGAGCCGATGTACGCAAGCGCAGCAGCCATGAAGAAGTGGGGGTCGGTGCCGCCCATGGCGTCCTTGGGAAAGTCATATACCTCGTTGGCGACCTGCTCGGCATAGGAGCGCACCATCACGGGAGCGCGGAAGTGGTCCTTCAGCGTCTCCTCGTCCCGCATGGTACCAAGCTCACGAACGATGCCAGCGCCAACATCCCACGCAGGGGCCGGGACGATAAGGCCCCTGCTCTCGATCCACGACTTAACGCCCTCCATCGCTACTGGCCGGTTCACGATAACGTGGTCCTTGTCCCCGCTGGGCTGCCACAGGGTGGAGGTACTCTTGGAGAACGTGGCCCTCCTCGCCCTGCGTCCGATAGCCCTAACGAGGGTGCGAGTCTCGTTCGTGTCCGGCATAGAGTCAATAACGAACACCGGCTTCCCGCGTCGGCGCCAATACTCCACAAGCTCCGTCGTGTCCCTCACCCAGCCCACGCCGACCACCAGGCTTTCGTGCTCGTTGAGCCTCTTGACCTCGAAAATGTGGTACTGTCCCGTCCTAACGTCCACGCCCATCCAATCCGGCTTCTTCCTCGCGATGTTGAACATGGTCCGGTACACAAAGTCCTGGAACCACCCGTCGTTGTACTGACTCGTGGTGGCCTTGGCCAAGACCGCCTCCGTCAACCGACCCTCCCTGGACAAGAACGGCATCCCGAGGGTTGAATTCCACCACCGCCTCACATGAATGGGGTCGGTCGCGTCCATAAGGCTCTGGCGAACCCGCCTAAGTACGGCTGGCGTCCCCCCGGTGTATAGCCTCTGGAAAATCTGTAGATGATACCCATGGACGACCGACCTCCGTGGGTGCTTGGCCACCCACCGCCCCCCACCAAGACTAGGCTTGGCCATATCCAGGGGCACCACCGGATCTATGGGCTTACCACACTTCGAGCAGGGAATGAAGTAATCCTCCCACGACTTGAATGCGCTCCCATTCAAGAACTCGACAAAGAAGTCGGCAATGTCCTCGATCACGTAGGGGCCGAACTGGGTGCTCAAGTCGTTCTCGTGGCCACAGTGGGCACACTTAATCAGCCACACGCGCTGGTCTGAGGCGAGATACGCCTTGTGAATCCCGAAGGACGGGAACGACGGAGTGGAGACTTCGAACCAAAAGGTGTCGCCCATGGCCCCTTGGGTTCTGGACGTCTTCGCGCCGTACAGGGAGTCCTGGTTGTGATAGTCGTGCTCGTCCACCGTAACCCCGTCAGCGTCAAACGTGGCGATGGCCGTCTCGGTTGTGGTGTATCGAAGGAAGATTTCGCGATCAAAGGCCGTGACGTTGCCCTCGTTCTCGGCGGTCGTCCTTCGACGCAGGTAGGGGTTGATGGCCAAGGCCCCCTTGATTCTGGTCCTGAAGAAGTTCCTCATCGCCTGCTGGCTCGGGAAGAGGACCCCCCAGTTCACTCCTAGGTTGTCCACAGCCCAGAAGGGCCTCGCCAGCGTGAAGATTTCCGAGATCGCCATCTGGGCCGACTTCATCACCGCCTGCTGCGGGGCGTCGTCCCGGCAAATGTCAAGCTGGCAAGGGAAGGCGTCGAAGGTGTAGCGCCTCCCCCTCATCATCCCAGAGGAGATTTTCCAGTCACAGTCAGCAAAGAGCCACTCGTGAAAAGACGGCTTAGACGCCATCCATTTCCTCCAGTGCCTCCAGGATCTCCTTCCTATGGATAATGCCGATGTGTTCGTTGGCCTTGAACATTTCCTTGGAGATCACGATGCCGTAGGACCACACCACGCTACAGTTGCAGCATTTCGCGTACACATCACAGCGATATGGGGTTGTGGCTGGGCCGCCCATCAGGAAGAACCTCATCCTGCGGAAGATCACGCCAAGGGAGTCGCAGCACGGGCACCGTGGGTCGAACTTGGGCACGGGGAACCTCTCCCCCAGGTGCCAGGCCGCCTCCACGTTCTCGTGGACTATCTCGATAGCGGGGACGCTCAACAGGTCCCGGAGCTTCTCCCGTGCTACCGTATTACTTAAGCTCCCCATGCCGCATCTTTCTGAGTATGTCAATTCGCTCCCCGTCGGTGATCTCGCCCGCCTCGTACCGATCCTCGACCGCCTCCTCTGCCTTGGTCCTAGATTGAGAGCGGACCTGGTCGGACGGGGTCCCAAGCAGTCTCGAAACGTCCTCGCTACTCATGAGTTGGTCGAAATACTTCATGTGGCGGTCTATGCTCTTATCGAGAGCGCTAATACGAGTCTCGCGCTCCCGCATCTTTACTCGCTTCAGCCCGTAAACCTTGTGAATCTGCTGGCGGTAAAACTCAAGCATCCGGGCTCGGTAGATCAACCTAGCGGAGCCGGACACCAGCGGAGAGTACACCTCGACTGCGTCCAAAATGTCGGCGTGAATGGCCTCAACTATCTTCCTATGAGGCACAATGACCTTTGCTTGATATGAGTGGCGTGCGCGGTCGGGTGGCTCCTCCCCCGCATCGACCCTGCGCCGGGAAAGCTCGTCGGCGATGTCTGGAAAAGACACGCCGATGGCCCGACCCAGGATTACCAACGCCTTCTCTTCGGTGGACAGCATGTTGCACTGCTTGGCCCCAGGGGGGAGCCCGCGATTCCTGCGAATCTCCTGGCCCACCCTCTGCCCCACGGCAGCCACGTACTCGTAGATCTGCTCAATCGGGGCCTCGAAAGGCACAATCCCAGTGGCGACGAAGATGTTCTCCTCGCCTGGGTCACGCATTACGGCCGGGAGTACGGGCACGTCCTCCATGGAAACCAGTTTACCGCCGACCGCTCGCCTCATGGTTCCTCCTCGTGCTAGTGCCTAGGGCGACGAATGTGTGGCTTACCGGGAAGGGCTAGGTCCACCTTCCCGCGTTCGGCCTTCTCCATCGCCTCCATCGCCTCCGCCCGCTCCTCGGCCACCTCGGCATCGTACATGCGCTTAACGATCACAGCATAGTTTGGCGCACACCAGAGCTTCAGGAGATCGAAAGATTCCTTCGCGGTAAACCCTTCCTCCACAAACGAGTCCCTCATCCTCATCGACATCTTGGCCACCTGCTCGCCCAAGCTACCGGGGCTCTTGTCCTCCGTGGGACCGTCCTCCGTAGGAATGTCCCTCTCGTCTTCCTGCATATTACGCTCTCCTTTTAACGAAAAATACCCTCATGCCGCCAGGACTCTTCCTGGTCACAGCACGAAGGTCAAGGTGTTGATTCCTCGACATCCAAGTCCGTGCGGCCCTAGCAGCCCTCTCCCCCTCCTCCGGGTCCTCGAACAAGAACTCCTCGGGCGGACTGATGCCTCTCAGCGCCCACGGATACTTGCGGTACCCCTCGGGCGGAATCACCATCGTATCCTTCTTTTTCATGATACTTCCTCCTACCGAACACCATAACCAGCCACGAAGCGTGACACAAGGGTATAAAAAAACGCCCGTGGAGAATCGTTCCTGAGAGCGTTCAGTGGTCCTACAATCCCTTCAGCACTCATCTTTGCCTCCCAGGATGACAGTTATGTCTTCCATGTCTTGGTTGAACAATGCTCGCTCGGCGTCCGTGAGTCTGTCGGAAAGACCTCGCCTCCACATTCTGATACGACCTAGCATTACGGGCACCTCCCACTCGTTCTCACTCATCTTCCGGCTCTCGCTGGGTGCGAGGTATTCCGGGTGCTCTCTGAGGATTCGCTCGACCTCGGCCCATACCTTTGCTTCAGAGTCTAGGGCCCTGGGAATCCCGGCATGACAAAGCGTGTCCGTGATGGTGTTGCGGATAATGGTGCGAAGTTCCAGCGCCTCCCGCTCCTGGCTCTCTGTGGGTGCTGCAAGGTAAAGCTCCTGCCCTGGCTTGAAGTCCGGCGAGTGCAGATAGAGCTTAACGACCATTTCCCCGACGTCTTGATAGCCAAGAACTTCCCCCACCGGCTCCCCTGGCTGAAGCAGTGCGAGGAGTTCGTCGGCCAGCGACAAGAACTCACCCTGGCAAACGTCGTCCCAGTCAGCGGCCAATAATTCACCGCCCTCCTTGACTTGATTGTCGTGCCCACGTTTCCATGCTGCATGTAGCCCTCTCGCCACCCTTTCGCGCTCAATCACCTCTCGCCCTCCTTACCTCGACAAACGTCCCCGGCTTCAGGTCGTCGCCCTTCACGGAAATCTCGGTCCAGGTGTCGCCAAACAGCCCCCGGTGGGTACGGAGCACCCTCCCCGCCCAAGCCTCCCGCCGCCTGCCTACGATCCTCCTGGACACCTCAGCAAACCAGCTACGCCGACTCATTCCCTCCGGCCTACACTGCTTCACTTGACGCCCCCCGTCTTTGAGTCAATCGAGTAGATGTCTGAACCAATCTGAATCTGAATTTCGACCCGGTGCATCCAACGCTTAATCTGCTTCTGCACTTTCCTTGCGTGGATCTCATGCACGCCGGGAGCGTGGAGGACCCACACCTTGCCGTCGCCCTTCAGGACCGGGAGAACCTTGGTCTGGTCTGGGCGAGTGCCGAAGTCCCCCCACAGGCCCAGAAGCCAGCCGCACTTAAAGCTCCCGCAGATGTCGGGACGGTCGCCGTAGGTCCCACACCCCCTGCCCGGAATCAAGTGCGGGCAAGGGGTGTGTGCCGGTTTAGCAAGTTCCGGCACGTCCAGGACCACGCAGCACCAAGTACAGGCGCCGCAGGACTTCCTTGGGGGGCGCTTACTCCTCACCGACCCACTTCTCGTCAAAGAGCCACACGCGGAAACCCCCCTCGACCTTCCTGGTTTCGATCTTCCAGAGCGCCCGGCCGTTCCGCTTGAGCCAAGCCTTGCCCGACGCCATCACCGACCGGCGACGCTGGTTCAAGTGGGCGTCTTTCGTACCCGGCTTATCCACCGGCACGAGGAACGAACTTCCCGACTTCATTTGCCTCCAAGGAAACTGGCGGGCAGGCAGAAATTCTTCGCCCTCGACGGGCACGTTGTTTTCGACCTTCATGAGACTCCCCCTTCTTGCTGGATTCCGGCCCTCGAAAAATCGGGCCCCTATACTGTACGGTTTAATAAGTTTTTATTTATATACTTATACTTGTGTCCCTTAGCGGTGTACCTTCTCCGAGGGTACCTGGCAGTCAAGTCGTTCTCCCTCTTTGTCTTACAGCGCCGTGGTGCTGTACCTTTACGGTGTTCCTACCGTTAAGGCGATAACACACGGTAAAAACGTCCAGGAATCATGCGCGAAACAGCCCCAAAACCGAGATTTACGTTTCATTAGGAAAAATGGATGCATCTAACCTACGTTTTGCGGTAAAATAGGCCAAATCGCGTTCACGTTTCATTAGTGAAATAGACCGAAACGCAGGTTTACGTTTCATAGTGAATTTGCATGCATCTAACCTACGTTCCATAGTGAAATTGACACGTCGTGACGATGCCAAGCTCCCCCTTAACCACCATTTCGAGGACAAGTTTTTGACGCTTGATGAACTCCGATCGGATACTCCAAGAACCTCGGCTGACGCCGTCCCAAATCAGAATCAGCGCATCTCCCTCTTTCGCCATCCAACAGTTACGAATCGGGCCTGCACCTTTGCCGAAAGCGTCCCAAAGCGGGGGATAGGTGCAGACCTGAACCGCGTTCTCTTTTGCCCACCTGTCACCCATCGCGTCCACGCCCTTGGAGCCACCCTGAATCACCAGATTGATGTCGTGAGGGAACTCTTCGACAGCCCTCAAGAGAAGGTCGTAATCGGTGATGTGACGAGATCCTGCGATGACGACTTTCATCGTAAATCCGTCGTCGAGAAGAGATGCCAGACGTACGCATTCATTTGTCGTACCTTTTGTGTAGGCCCCCGTGGCAACGCGAGCAAAGCCAGCTTACCTCAAGCGGTAGGTCGTAATTGGGGTGATGGCCCTCGCGACGATAAAAGGAAAAGTCGTGGTTGCACGCCTCACAAGCACTGGGTGGAATAACCCTACCGTCCCTAACTGCGTGGCAAAGAATCACGTTCGCGGCCCGCTTCACTGGATCTAGCATTCGGTGGTGCTTGCCCATGGTTTTGGCGTGGTGGTACTTTGCTCGACCCCGAGCCCGCTCACGACCAACCCACTCTGCATCACCCATCTTCACCCCATACCAACGCCGAGCGTAGTCCCGCCGACAATCCTTGCAGGAATTAAGGTGTCCGTCTGACATACCGGGATGTTTGTAGAAGTTGGTCATTGCTTTTGTCTCGCCACAGTCTTTACAAGCTTTCACTTCGCCCTCCCGCTTATGAGTGTCTTAATCTAAAACGGAAAGGCTAGAACTAAAAGGGAGGTCGTCGTCCTCCTCATCCAGAGGCTTGAGGTTTTCTTTAATAGGAGTGTGCTCAGAACTCTGAACGGGGTCCTTCGGCTGCCGATACCCAGCCTGTGCCTCCTCCTGGGACCTCGGATCGAGATTGATCCACTTCTCGACGATGACATCGGTGTAATACTTCTTCGAATCACCCTCCCCGACCGTGCGGCTCTTGATGTAGCCCTCGATAGAGACGCGGGAGCCCTTACGAAGCCAGTCGTAAGCCTTCACGGCATCGCCGCCACGAAAAACGAGCCTGTGCCAGGTTGTCTCCTCACCGAACTCCTCAGAGCCCTTCTTTTTCCAATACCTGGTCGTCGCCAACGAGAGATTGGTGACCATGCCACCATCCTCGAAGGTGTGGGTGTCGGGATTGCTTCCAGCGTAACCGATGAGGAAGATTTTGTTCTGGTAGATGGCCATTAGTCTTGGGCCCCCATGTAGTTGGTAGCTGTGAGTGTCGCTGTAATGTCGGAAATTGAGATGATAGAAACGACGGGGATGGACATTTTGCCACATCCTATCAGACCAGTTGGTGTGCTGGACGGTTCAGCACACTCCAGCACACAGCACACTGGCCGGTCATTTAGGCGATTTACGATCTCTTCCTGCGTTCGCATCAGGCACATCTCCCATTCTCGAATTAACACTGTTTTTGTGGATAACTACGTCTTTTCGAAGGTGTACGACGGGTAGAATGGCAAGAATCGTGACCTCCGTGGCGGTCGTACACGTCAGGATCTCCTCGGCGACCAAAATGGCGGAATCCACGTCCTTCGTTACGGCGTAATCAATCAAATCAGGTCCACTAGGAGCAACGAGGTGGGTCATCTCCCACCAACCTTCCAACCTGAGTCCAGCAGGCTCGTTACTCATCGGCTTCCTTGTAGCGCTCATCCTAAAAATCCCATTCTGTTTCCTCGATGGTGGTGTGGCCGAACGACTCTATCCATGGAATGAATTTGAATTCGAAGCACTCGGGGCAGAGGTCCACCAGCCATTGGGTACCCGAACCACCCTCTGGGTAGGCTTCACCTAAGCGCAGTTTTGCGTAAGACTCGCCCACCATGAAGGCCGACCCAGACCAGTTGCGATACGGCTTACTGCTCCGACCACAGACGTCGCAGACGGTGTACTCCAGCACCTCGATCGTGGTAGCTGGCCTCTCAACAACTTTGTGCTTTCTCATTCAACAGGCTCCTCGATGGCCATGACCCAGGCGTGATCTTCCTCGTTGCCATAGCTCCAGCAGGCCAAAAAAGGCGGGGCAGGATGCTCCTCGGCGATGTTGCGAGGATTAGCTACTGAGTCCTGAAAACGCTCCAACGTCCACTCCTTCGCAGACACGGACCCGTTGAACAGACGGAACTCCGGGTCGTAGTGACGGTCAGCGACACAGGCTAGGTAGAACCAACGCGGGTTAGTCATCATGGCCTTTCGTCCATTTCCTTGAAAGAATGTAGGACCTCTCTCCAGTCCCGAGACGTTGCCCCACCCGAGGCCCCACTGGGCGGCTCCTTTTTCATGTCCTCGTCACCCTGCCTCCACGTCTCCACGGGTTGGATCTCTTGTTCGGAGAAGTTGAGGCTACGCTTGAGGATGATGCGGGCGATTGGGTTGATTTCAAAAATCAAGACGGTGTCCCTACCTGGAGGACACTCGGGGTGTGCCAGGATCTCCGCCGCAACCTTACGCGCTTCCGCCAGGGTCGTCAGGAAAACGGCGTCCGGGGAATGGTGAGAGGCCCTTATTACGTCGTTCTGGGAGGGTTCACCTACTACCATGTACCCCATGTAAGTGAGGCTTCCTAAGCTATTTCCCATCGGTAACTCCTTTGGCTGTCCGCTGTGTTTGATGGTGTAATCATAATAACGAGTAGTTCGATGTAGTGCAATGGGTCCTTGGTAGGAACAAACCGGCTAAAAATGGAAAGTGTTGTGTAGGCAACATTTCTGGAGAACAGCCTTCGCCCGGCAAGACTGTAAAAAATCAGCGCGGTAAAAACAGGATTTTGGATTGAGATCGGAGAGAAATAGGCGAGAGGGTACCCTGGGGCCGTGGGGCCATCTGAGAACCCCATGCCCCGGTCCGGTCTTGGGTCTGCGGGTTTGGCTAGGGTTTGCAAAGTGCAAATGAGGGGTGAACGCGACGGGTCCGTTTTTCGGAATAATGGGTTTCGGTGGCCTTTGGCTTCCTCGGGCGCCAGTATGGGCGGACCTTCGGTGTGTCCCCATCTAGTGACACTTTCCCGTTCCAGTTTACAAAACCCTGACAGTCGGTCCCTTGCACCCCGGTCCTTCAGTATGTATAAACAAACCGCCGGACGATACTACCCGGCGTCCAGGGCATCGGCCCCGGACATTTTTCCTAGTCGAAAGGATGGGACCCATGACCAAGCTGATTCTAGTTGAGTTCTCTCCCCACTCGTTCCTTGTATCGGTTCCCTTTGCTTTTTGGGTCGTAGTGGGGGTCTTGGTGGCGCTCGCGGTTGTCACGGTCTGGGAGGTGACAAGATGAACGGCCAAGC